TTATCCTTGCTGGTGCCGCAGCAGCGCCTCTTGCAGCGCCGCCACGGCTTCTTCGAGGCTGCGGCTTAGGTGCCTGACCACCCCGTCATCGGCGTCGTCGTCGCAGGCCCGCTCAAGTTGTCCGCACAGATCGATCACCTCGCTTGCGCGGATGATCTTCGCTGCGCCCTTGATCTTGTGCGCCATGTCGTGAATTTCCCCTCTGTCGCCCCGAGCGCTCACCTGCGCCAGTTCCGCGGCATCGTCGCGGCAACTGATGATCAACTGGTCGATCAGGTGCTGGATCATTTCCGGGCGATCTCCCGTCAGCGCCAGGATGCTGTCCATTTCGAACAGGGCCTTGTCAGGCTGCTGGCCCGGGCGACGCTCTCGTACGCCAACCCGTGAGAGGCGATCATTGAGTGCGCTCAGGCTGATGGGTTTGAAGAGGCAGTCGTCCATGCCCGCCTCGCGGCAGCGCTGTTTTTCTTCCGGTTGGGCGTTGGCGGTGAAGCCCAGCACGATACAGGGCTCAAGACCCAGCTCCTGCTCGTGCGCACGGATGGCGCGTGTCAGGTCGTAGCCATTCATCACCGGCATGTTGCAGTCGAGGATATGCCGATTGGGTAAGTGACTGATCTATAAGGGCAATAATTCCTCCCCAATATCGCCCCAATATATCCCAAAAACTACTTACGCCACATCAATCCACTCCGAGCCGCGCCCGTCTTTGTAAACCTCCGTCATTGCCGCGCTCCGGTGGCCCAGCAATTTCTGAGCGTCTCTGCCTTCAGCAGCATGAAGGCGCGCCGCCAGGGAGCGCATTTCGTGAAAGCTGGGTGGATGAGGTCCCAAATCGATGCCGAGACTTGCTGCTGCCTGGTCGCGGGTTTCGGCAAATACCAGCGTAAGTGTGTTCAGCTTGATCGAGCTGCCTGCCTTCGCTCCGCCAGAGGTTTTGGAATGGTGCACCAAGTGCTTGGAAACTACTCGGTCTCTACACAACTTGATCACGCTGGACAAATCCATGCCTATGGCTTCCAGCCGCAAGTCGGTGCTCAGCCTGAGACGCGCCCCTGTTTTTGACTGAATCACGTGCAGGAAGCCATCGTGATCGTCCTTGAACAGCATTGACCCTATATCATCCCGGCGCTGGCCAGTCAGTAGAGCCAGCTCCATGGCGCGTTTCAGCCAAGGGCGATCAGTTGCAGCATGCATGGCCTTCCAGAGTTCCAAGCTCAGGCGTGAGCGCTTGACCTTCGACCTTGCTGGTCTCGTGGCATCAACCGGGTTCAAGTCACACCATCCCGCCGCAATAGCTTCTGTGAAGACATCACGCAGAAGCGAACGCATTGCTTTAGACATCGGGGCTTTGTCGGCTTTGGTAAAAGTTGCCAGGAAGCTGGCGATGTCCATTGTCCGGATGCTGCGTATGTACTTCTCGCCAAATGCATCCTTGATCGCCCTGAGCCTGCTTCTGGTAGTCCGCACCGTATGGATGCTCAGGCCCTTCTCGGGATAGATAGCGTCGTACTCGATCAGCCAGTCTGCAAACTTACGGTCTGCTTCTGCAACAGGCTCTGCAATGCGCGCACGCAGTGTCGGTCTCAAAACTTCGGCGTGGTTAGCGGCCACAGCCTCAATCACGGCCGCTTCCTTGTCCTTGCCCAGGCCAAACATCCTCCCGCTTACGGGGTCGCGATAGGTGTAATAGGTCTGGCCGTTTCTGCCATCGGTCTTCCGGTAAAGGTTGGGCGGTAGATCCTTTGATCCTTGGTTACGCGGCCTTGGTGCCATAGCGTGCGCTCTCTATCCTGCTGATAAGGCTGCCGCCAACGACGCGCGCGGGTGGCTTTTCTGGTTCGCTGTACTGGGCTTCGGCTTCAACATAGTAGCTGCGTCCGTGTTTGACTGGCGCGGGCGCGATCCGGCCTTCCCGAGCCCACTTGCGCAGTGTGTTCTGGCTTGGGGGCGTCCGGAACTGATCGGCCGCCCACTCTTCAAGCGTCATCTTTGCCATGTTGGCTACCTCCGGGTCTATGCGGGGTGGAGTGGTTGCTTCACCTTGGCGATGGTCGCCTCGAAGCGGGAGGCTAGTGCGGCATTGACTTCCGCCTTGACGGTGCTCTCGTCGGTGCCCTTAGCACGATGCAGCGCTTCGTAACGGCGCAGAGTGGCGGCAGCCTCCGTCAGGTCAGCCAGCAGAGCTGCGTTTGCTTCCATGGTGCCTCGCTGTCTGCCGACGGCGTACGAGGCGTCCTGAAACTGGATTGCTTCGTCGCCCAAGGCGCTGATTCGCTCAACGTGCTGCGCGTGGATGCGCTCAATGAGGGCCTGGTCTTGCTGGTGGATTCTGGACATAGCGATACCTCGCCCGCCGTACACCGGCAGGCATGTGGATGATGGGGAAGGGGTTAGGCTTTGTTGCCGCGACCGGTGAACCACTCGCAGGCATGGACCATGCGGGGATCTTCGTACCAGTTCTCGATGATTCGGGTGCAGTCTCGGTCGCGGAAAAAGGTGGGGCCCAGGTACCTGTGCCACTCCATAAATACGTGGGTGCCGTCTCGCAGCGGCAAACGATAGAAGGGGGACATGCAAACGATGGCGCCGCCGATGCGATGACAAGTCATGCCGCCTCCTGCCCGATAGCAATGGCGCGGGCCTGCTGCTCGGTGCTGCGCATCAGGTGCTGGCGCTTACCGTGGCAGTCGGCGATGACCCACCAGAAGCCGCCGAAGCGGTGCGGGCCTTTGATGATGCGGGTGATGGTCATGGCGTCACCACCCGGCGAGCCCAGCTCACATACGGCCCGTCCTCGGTGTCGAAAATTCCCATCAGGAACCACTCAGGTCCTGGTGATTCAGGATTCCAAGCCGTGCACGCGGCATCCTCATCGGGGAGATCATAGGTTTCGTCTCCCCAATGCCAGCCCTTGAGCTCCAGCTTTTGCTCATCAACCCAGGCAAGGTACGCCGCAGGGGCTTCGCCGCCTCCAAAGTCTGGGACATCTGGATGCCACCACCAGCCATCCTTGTCGCGTTTAACCTCGACCGGTCCGAACACTTTTATGCCGGAGTGCTTCGAGCAGAGGGTGATGCTGTGCACTTCCGAGAACTGCCCGCCGCCCGAGTCGTAGTCGAGCAAGCATTCACAGCTTTTCGGCTTTCCGTTTACGAAAATTAACTTTTCTTCAGACATGACTTCTCCGTGGCCGCGCTCAGGCGCAGCAGGCAATGGGCAGGGTGGCGAGGGGTTGTTGCGCGTACAGCAATCGAGCTATACGCTCGTCGGCAAACTAAGGGAGTAGTGAGATGAAGGTCGAAGTGAAGGTAAAAGTTATTTTGCCTCTGATAGGCATATTCGGTCTGGTTGCGTTGTACCTGACTTGGGAGTGGGACCTCCACCAAATCATGCTTCTCGTCGTTAGCGTGTTTTTCGTGGTCACCCCATTGATGAAGTGGGAGACGATGAATCGGATTGGCGAACGTTTGTCGAGGGCTTTTTTTTAGGGTGGCTATAACTCATAACCCCTCCTGCGGATACGTGCCCACTTCGCCCTGGTCGGCGGCGTTGGCGGCTTGGATGATTTGGCGCGCGATGTCGCGGGCCTGCTTTGGTGTGATCGGTCCGAATGGGAGAAGCCTCAAGGCAATCACCGGCCCGTCGTCATCGAGGTTGAAAATCGTCGCCTCGACCTTGTGCTGAAAACTTGTCGCGAACGGCATGGCGATATCCCTGTAACCCAAACAGGTTACTTTCGTGAAAGTAACCGATTCAGGTTACTCGGTAGGTGGAAGAGGGCAGTGGCGCGCTTGGAAATGCCACTTTAGCTGGGCGATGTCGCATTCAGGCCGGTCGGACGCGCTTGAGTAACCTGTATCGGTTGCATCGTGGGTCAGGCTGCGACGGCCTGGCGTTGAGCGGCGCGCCATGGGTCGTTAGCGCGGGCGAGGGCGGCCATCGGCGGCGGGCTGACGCTGTTGCCGCACATGTGGACCTGCTCGGTCTTCGTGAACGGCTTGCCGTCGGCGCCATGCGTGATGATGTAGTCCGGCGGGAAGCCCTGCGCCCGGTACAGCTCGGCCGGTTGCAACATCCGCAGCCGGATATCAACGATCACATAGGGCGTACCTTTGACCATGACGGTGACCAGGCCCAGGCGATCCTTTGTAGTGATCGTCGGCGCCGGCTGTCCGCAGCTGCTCATGTTCTCCGTGCCGTAGTAGCTGATCAGGAACGCGGCGACCCGCAGCGCGCCTTCTTCATGCTCTGGCGACAGTTCAAGGCTGACCAGCGAGCTTTTCCCGCCGCCGCCCGCCGTGATGGTCGGGGCCGGGCCGGTCAGTGCCTGACCAACGCTGGCGCCAAACTGGCGCTCCATGAAAGCGGTCATCAGGCCATGGTGCGTGCCGCCAGCGCTGACGGTTTGAAGGGGCTCATCCGCCGCCCGGGCGTCACAGTTACCGCGCAGGTGCAGAAGGCTCGCGGTCACCAGCTGCTGCTGACTGCCGGTGTTGGTCACCGTGGTCATCGGATCGTTGAGGCTCTTGGCGTCGGTGGCATTGAACCCGCCATTCATCTGGGCCATGAATGCAGTTGCGATGCCCATGGCGTGCGCGGCGCCGGCGGGCCGCTGGTAGTTGCCGCCGCTGGTGATTGTCGGAAGCGGCTCGTCCAGAGCTTTGCCCTCATCGTTGAACCGGAACTTGACTAGGTGCGCGGCGGCCAGAGCGTGTTTAACTCCGCCGGCCACCACTGTCCCCAGCGGCTGATCCAGGCCGGGCACGCGTGGCTGCTGGCCTTCACGCTCACCATATCCGGTTTGAACGAGGATGGGGCTTATCAGCGTGAGTTCGCCGCGGTTGGCGCACGTGACCGTCGGCAATGGCTCGAGCGGGTCGTTCACCCGGTCGCTTCCCTGGTGCGTGGCGGGGGCGATGACCGGGCTTACTACCGAAAACGACCCGCCTGTCGGGTAGGAAGTCACGGTGCGCAACGGCTCATCCATGGATTGAACAGTTTCGGTCGACCAGTTCGCGATTGGCACTATGAACGGCGCCGGGTTGTCGATGACGAATTTCTTCATGCCCTTGGCGATTCGGCGCTTGGTGGCGTCGGCCAGTTCGTCTTTGCGCCCGAAGATGCTTTTGCCCAGGTCGATGAAATCGATGCACTCGGCTGCGGTCCGATACTTCTGCTGGCCCCTGCCGGGGTTTTTGGCGTGAGTCGGATCGGGCCACACGATCGGCTGGCCATCGCAGCGGGCAATCATGAACAGTCGCTCGCGACTGGTCGGCGCGCCGAAGTCGCATGCCTTGATAACTCGCCACTCGACCGCATAGCCCATGCATTCCAGCAGATGCACAAAGCGCTTCCAGGTGGTGCCACGACGCTTGGGATCTGGCACGAGAAATTGCTGGCCGACTGGCACGACCTCACCAGGTGCAGCGACAACCCTCTCGATGACTTCCTTGCCTTTGGTATTCAGCACGGTCACCAGCTTGATGGCGCGCCCGGTCTCCTTGTCGCGCTTGGCGATCAGCGGGCCCCACTGCAGGATCTGCTTCACGTTTTCGAGGCTGATGACGCGCGGCTTCTTCTTGCCGCCCCACTTGAGCCCGATCCATGACAGGTTGCGGATCTCGCGCTTGCGCGGCTGGCCGCCGGCCGCCTGGCTGTGGTGTGTACAGTCTGGCGACATGTGGAACCAGCCGACCGCCTTGCCACCGCACTCGGTGTCAGGATCACCCTCGAAGACATCAGTGGTGAAGTGCTTCGCACCCGGGTGGTTGACGGTGTGCATGCTGATCGCCTTTGCGCTGTGGTTCTTCGCCACGTTGACCTTGCGACCCAGCCCCATCTCCAGGCCGGTACCGGCGCCGCCACCACCGCAGAAGAAGTCCACGACGATCTCATCGTCTTGCGGATCGAAGCCAAGGCCGTACTGCGTTTTGAAATCAAAAGGGTGTTTATTCTGATGTGCTGCCATGTGTAATTCTCATGTTGTCCATCTGGAATTTTCTTCACGGATGAGGTTTGATGGCGGTCCCAAATCAAGCGACGGACGCTAGGATGACAAGTCAGGAACGGACCAGAGATTACGAACCTTTATTAGAGCGCCTGAGTAAAGTAATTGGCGTGTTCGGTGTGTTTCTTGCTGCGTCATTTTTATATGGTTATTTTTATCAGCTAGTATTTTTTGTTAAATTTGACGCGGGCTGGCTTATAAGTCTTTATTCCATTGAAAGCATTATAGGGGTGGGGATCCCCTGGGTTCTTGGCATTGCATTAGTCTCGGTCATACTTTTTTTATGTTTTCCTGCTGTGGAATCATTTAGGAAGGGCATGCGTTTTTTACTTCTTTTCGTTGCGGTTGTAGCTTTCCTGTTAATGACCTTGTTGCAGTATTTTGGTTTTGAGTTCGGTAAAAGTCCTGCTTACGCGTTGCTTGAGTTTTCAACTTATGTATTATGCGTTGCTGGGACTCTCCCTTCTGCGCTGCGTAAGTATCTGGAAGGGCATTCAGCGGGTGATGTTATGGGGGACCTCATTTTTGGTCTAATGTTCTGCTGCCTATTTATTCCTTCCATGATGGCGATGTCGAAAGCGACTGATATTAAATTGATGTTTAAGGGCAGTCCGTTAATTGAACTGGAGGGTAAAGTTGTGGGTGTGCTTCTAGGTAGCACTGCGGATAAATATATTGTATTGTCCTGCGACGATTACAGATCCGTGAAACTCTTCAATCAGTCAAGTGACGTGTCTGTTATGCCTAGATCGGATTTCAGCCAATGCTCGCCGCTTGCGGATGAATAACCAACTGAACGTGAATACCCAGTAATACGGTCTACGCTTACCTCTCCACAGGAAGGGGAAGGTCATGAGCGAAGGGGCAAAGAAGTTGTGCCCGGGCTGCGAAGCTTCATTGCGTCCAGGCAGATGGGAGCAGCACGTCTTGAAGTGCAAAAAGGTCATGGCCTCCATGCTCCCCGCCCGCGTCCGGGAGACGCGCATTCGCCTGCTTGAGGGAAGCGTTCCGGAGTACAGCAGAGGGGACTTCAAAGCGCCGACGGAAACTCAGAACATCGGCGCATTCGGGCTCGGGAAAAACCGTAGGCATTGAGGTGGCGGATGATGCGGTGGTGTGATCAGCCCCCGCAATATCCTGAGTCGCATCTATTTCCGGGGAATAATTGCATTTGATCTCGTGCCCTGGGTGCTTCGGCCCACTTCAAAACGGCTCGGATGCCGACAGCGTTCTTTCGCCTGCTGGGCCGGAACATCACACGCGCTTTACCCTTTTTAGTAAAACCAAGTTCTTGTTCGGTGATGTCGATGAGCTGAATACGATCCTCATCCAAAACCCTCAGCTCATCAATATTTGCATTGATGCACGGATAGCACTCGTTAGACCGGTGCGGCAGGGCCTCGAATCCGGCCCGGGACAGCAATTCGTTGCGCATAGCGTCATCGTGTCGAACCAACGGTTGCCATAGCTCTCGGCCGCCATGCCGCTCGGACTCTATTACATGCTCGGGAGCATCAGCACGATGCGCGCTTTCAGATCTGCGAACGCCTGTTATTGCTGTTGCCAGTTTGTCCGGATCATGTTCATCCAGCCATGCCAATGCAGGCTGTACCTTGAGCTCGGCCGTGCAGAACTGGCCCTGGCCGCCGGCGCCAGGCCAGCCGCGTTTTCGCTTGACTAGGGCAACCATTCCCTCTGACTTGGTCTGCACCGTCTGGAAGCCGTAACTCCTCGCCAGTGCCTCACCGCGCGCCACGCGCTCGGGCCATTCCTTAGCGGCCCATCCGGTGTTGGAGTAAAGGCAGGTTACGTCGACCAGCCTGTTTTCATGCGCCCACTGGATCAGCGCGATTGAGTCGTTCCCATAACTGCAGAACAGAACGTGCATGGTTGCTCCGTGTCGCCAGTGGCGTGATTCGTGGAAGTGGGGTAGAAAGAGAAACTAGGCGCTTGGTAGTCACCCTGCGCACGGAAAAAACTACACAGGAGTGGTCCGGAAGATGATCGTAATCAGTGGTGAAAGGGCGAAAGAAATCAGTGATTCCCTCGAAAAAATGGAAGAGGAAATCGAACAGTCTGAACCCATCCAGCGATTCACCCGCATGTCTGAAGCTGTCAAGGCATACACCGACAGACTGAACAAGGAGCTATCGAGTCGGGGATATGCAAGCGTTAAGGATGTGAAGGAGGATGAAGTACTTGCAGAGATTCTTGCCGCTGCGGGACCCGGTCCGGATTTGGAAAATATTTGAAGTCTGCTTGGTTTTTCCCTCTCAAGAAGCGGAGATCCCATCGTGAGCGAAGACAGAGAGAAAGCGCTTGAGATAGCGCTGCGCTACGTCCTGGAGGAAGTGCGCGGCCAGGGGATCGACATCGATGAGCTGACCGAGGCGGTGTCGGCGAGGCTCTCGGTTGATCGAGTGCCTGCCGAGCTTGGGGCCGTGGCCGTCAATGCGATTGAAACGGCTGCTGATGGGCTGCATTACCCGGCGTGATTAGGCCCGGCGAACAAGAAAACCGAACATGCACTCGATGTCATGCATCTCGCACTGGTTGTATGCCCTGTATTTCGCTTGGCTGGCGGTGGCGGCGTAGACGCTGATAGTGCATTTATCCGGGTCCCACCATCCCCAGCCGCGAACCAGCACCCGCCAGCTCTTCAGGGGCAGCTTGTCGGCCATCTCGCCGTAATGCATCTCCCAAGTGGGGTGGTAGTTGCGAATACGTTTCTTCGGGTCGCTGTCCAGCACTACGCCGATGTACTGGCCGCGGTCGGCGAGGATTACCCCAGGCTCACCGTTGGCGATCACGCGGCGCCCGACCTCTGCTGGGACCTCGTAGTGCTGGCGCACGTAGGCGCAGTTGTGTCCGGTCATGGTCTGTTCTCCGTGCCGCAGTTTGGGCAGCCGTCAAATCGTTGATATTCCGTGATGAAGCGCCCGCAGCCTTCGCAGTTCATCGCTTGTCGCGATGGCTTCCACGGCTTCGGCAGGACGATGCCGGTGCCGCGCAATGCTTCCTCGATAATCAGCCTTTCACGGCAAACGACCCGCCTCGTCTTTTGCTCGACGTAGGCCGCAGGCCATAGGGTTATGTCGCTCGGGTCGTTGCCAATTGCCTCCGCCTGCTCCTTGGAAACCTGGCCAGCCTGGCTGAAGTCGGCGGTATGGCCGATCACCCTTCGGGCGAACACCATGTCGTTTCCATTCCATTCACCAACGACTTGGAGCACGCAGAGACAGCCGCTCACCATCTGGCCAGCAGCATCTTCCAGCCGCAGGTATTGGTGGTCCACGCCGAGGTGGGAGCGCGCATCGACGTACGCCTTTGGCCAAGGGATATCGGTATCACGTTGGCTGGTAGCCTGGTCGGCGGTGAACAGCTCTGCCTTGTCCAGGTCCGTGACGTAGCCCTGTCCGTCCTTGGCCCAGAACATCAGGTTTGCACCGACGTAGCTGCGGCTGTCCTGCAGATAAAATTGATCGGCCATGGCAATGCTCCATGCATGCGCCGCCCTCCATGAGGATGGTGGCATTTTGGGTTAAAGTGCGGTTGAATTATCGCCCCGTGAACAACCAGGATGGAACCGATGGATCTTAACCAGGCTAACGCTGACTCTCGAGTGCAGGTAGCTGTTAATGACCTAGAAGCATGGACGTCGATCTACAAGCTGTGTATCGATCTTAGAAACTTTGAGATTTCTCAGCTGGTACAACGTAATAATTTTTTTATGATTTTTCAGGGTGTTTTACTTGCTGGGGTCTGTCAGTCTGCGGGTCAGATACCTATCGTGAGTTTTTTAGTGTGTCTTGCGGGAATTGGGGTGTCTTGGATGCAGGCTGCGACCGCAGCAGGCGCTAAATATTGGCAGGTGCATTGGGAGCTTAATACTAAAAAAGCGGAGCGCAGATTGCTAAGGATAATTCACCAGCACAAACTTCTGAGAATGAAGCTCGATGAAGACGGAATTTCTGTAAATCGTGATCTGATGGCTAAACTGCAAAATCGAAAGTGGCTTACCAGTTTGTTCGGAGACGAGCGTGAGCAAGGAGAAGTGTTTCAGGACTTAAAAAACAGCCGAAAACATGCGTGGTTCATGAACAGGTTCATAAATGTGGGGTTTTCTTCAAGTCGTTTACCAATTTACGTTGGTCTATTGCTTTTCCTGATCTGGTCCATTTTGCTCGCGAATACGATTGATGTACCTTTTGGCTTCTCTTCGCCAAAATGGATAACCGGCTTCGGGAAAACAGCTTAACTTTCTATGGTAATCACTCCTCGTCAGCATCTGGATCTACCTCCGCCGTTCCGAGCTCGCGCAACTGACGCGCCATTCGTGGAGTAACTACGAAATCTGACGCGTCAGGCTTTCTCAGTCGTCGGGCCTGCTCTTCAAGCGGGGACGCCAAGAACGACAGCGCCAAGTCTTGCCACAGCTCCTGAATCTGCTTGTAGCCGTGATCCTTCATCGCAGTGGTCATGCCGCACCGCGTGCCCGCTGCCGCTTCGATCTTCAGCGTTTCGATTCCCATCTTCGCTTTGATCGCGTTTTGCCGTTCCCGGTAGTCCGCCGAGTGCTTGGCAGCTGCTGACTTTTCCATCTGGTGCCTCTTTGATCTGGTGCGTTGGCAGGTCCAGCCAGGTTTGTCGCCGCCGGTGGTTCGCCAGGGCTTTGAGACGCCGCATCAGTTGGCCGTCTTGAACGTGATGCCGTGCTCTTTGGCGGTGAGGGCGACTGTTCGTGTGTCGAGGCCGAGTTTCTTGCCGATGTCGCGGGCACTCATGCCAGCGACGGCCAGCTTGCGGACATCGGGAGCCCGTTTGGCCCGCCGGTCTTTCAGCCTCGTCGAATGATTCGTTGTGCCGTGGAAAGGTGAGTCCTTGCTGACTCCGGCCGGGACGTCCTGGATGCGGTTGCCGGTGGCCAGGTAGTGATCGATCTGCGCGCTGAGTTGCGCGATTGCCTGCTTGTGCGTGTCCGGCACGCTCTCGCCGATCATGGGTGCACACCGAAGAAGGCGAACGCAGCAATCATCAGGCAGAACACGGCAGTCCAGCGGAACATCCAGCGCGCCATGTTGGACGCAGTCAGATGAGCGGCCTGGGTGAAGGCGGCTTGATCCTCGAGCTTTTGAGCGGCTCTGCAGGCCTCCATGTGGCCCGCGACTTCGACGCGTTCAACGCCCGTCTTGCGGTCAACCACGCCGAACTTATTGCATTTGTGCGGAACGACAACGAAGCGTGGCGTGCTAAGGCGCGACTTACTCTCGTATTCGGCAGTCGCTGCTTGGGTGCGCTGGCGCAACCCTTCGTGGACGGCGCGCATCTGGCTGATTGTCTGATTCATGTCCTTTCCTCAATGGGTTGCGTGTATTCGTCAGCACTCTGGCCGCCGGCCGTTTGCCGTTGGGCGCCGGGGAGAGTGCTTGCGGGTAAACGCCAGGTGAAAAAGCCCAGTCGAAACCGGGCTTTGTTTTGTTGCTGGCTCAACTACGCCTCCGTACGTTGGCCGTTATCCCGGAGCCGCGTGGGGCAGTAGTCCGGGGTCGCTGGTGTGCTACATGGCTGCAAATCCTCCTTGTGATAGTGAACCGTCCGGAAATCCCGGATGGTTGGGCGCAGGGGGCCGCCGGGGCTGGCGTGTGCTCATCCGCGCGGTTCTGCGAGCTGCAAGTTACTGACTTACAACTGATCGCATTAGCCAGATGCCAGGCGCGGGGGGACCAACCCCAGCCAACGACGACTGGCCTGGCACCTGCTGATGCGGTCAGGGAGGGGGTTATTCAATTGGTGGGACAGGAAGGGGAGCGGTGAAGCGGAGAGTGGGGCCGGCGGTGGAGTCTTAGTCCGAGCCGCCGGCAGAGAGCGGTTTCACTCTACGATGCAGATCCAGCGATGATTCCGCCGGTACGGCGCGCGAGTGAAGTGAACATCTGCAACCAGGTTCATTCCTCTTTCTTTGAGCGCTTCTGTAAGTTGTACGAGTGTCTCTGCCTGGATAGTCATTACGTCACCTCGTCAGATTTACTGCGTTCATAATTCTTGACCCAGAGGGCAAGTCACAAATTCATTTTTTCTACTTGGGCAATTACTGAAACTATGTAGCCCGGGGCCGTAGTGTCGTCCGCATTGGGGTGTGATCTGGCCGGCGCTGATCTCGGCATTGAGAAATTCACTACTGAGGCAAGCGTCGAGCCGCTTCGCTTATCCGCGCATCAGCCTGCGCATTCAGATCACACTCCAATGCGGCCTGGTGCTGGGGAGTACCAGGGCATCGGGCCGTCTCTCCGGCTGTAACGGCGATTCACCCCGTTGATGCTCAGTTGATGTGGCCCAGTGGCGCGGCCTCTCGTTTGCGGTAGAAGTCACCGTCTGCGTGATTCCGTGCGTATGGGTTCGATCACATTGAAACCTCCCATGCCTTCCCACGGTGGCGCTCGCAGAATCGCGTTGCTCTTGATGCAGAAGGCCGGGCGCTACCCCGGCTATCCCCAGGCCAACGACACCCGCAATGGGCGCCGATACAGCCTTGCTCTCTGCGGTCGGTCACGGTCCCGATTAAGCCCGCCAATTCGTTTTAAACCAGCCCGATGCTGGTCCGTGCCTCCGGTCTTCTGAGTGCGCTCGGAGCTACATTGCGCTGCGTGTCTGCTTTCCACGCCGCTTCTGCATCCCGCTGCCCACTCGGTGAATGGGCAGAAGTGATGCCTACCGGCTGAACCGGAACCACATCACCATGCCCAGCAGCAGGCCTGACAGAACGCCGATCAGGTATGCGATGGAGACGATGTGGATTGCGCTGGCTGCTATGAGCAGGGCGCCGCCGACCAACACAGCGCCGAAGAAGCGGCTTATCACCGCACCACCTTCACAACGCTGTTGATGCCCTTGTCCACAGCTCGGCGCACCTTCTTGGCTTCGTCCGGCTGCATGCTCTTCAGATAATCGTTGTTGAACACGATCTGAGCGCGCAGGCAGTAGGTGTCAGGCTTGCCCATGGTCGAGGTCTCGAGGCCGCTCTGGCCTTCCTTGTCGACGACGCAGTGCGTGTACAGCGGGTTGTTGTTCGCGTCCTTGGCGTCTTCGAACGAGTTGTCGTTCACCTCACCGATCAGGATCTGTTTGCTGAAGTCGGCGGTAATGTCGCTGGGGATCTTCCCGGACCGGCCGATGTACAGCATGCCCGCGATCTCGATGCGAACCCCGGCCTTCGTCACGTAGCCCTGGGCGACCGCTTCAGCAGCGCTGTACCAGTCGTCAAACTCGACGATCCGCGCGCCTTCGTAGTCTTTGTCGGTCTTGATCCAGTTGCGAACCGTGACCAGGGCGCCGGAGCCGGACACCGCGGCGAATGCGTACTTGGCTGCCACGCTGTCCTTTTCCATCTTGCCGAAGTCGTCGACACCGGCCTTGCCGTGCAGCCAGTAGATGACCTCGGTGTGCGCATCGCTGACCTTGAGGTCCGCCGGCATCGGCAGGCTGATAACGGCATCGTTCTGGATGACGGCGATATCGCAGGCCCCGTCCTTCAGCTTCTCGGCGTTCTCGACGCTGCCGCCCGTGTTGATGACCTTCAGCTCACCGCCGTCCTGTTTGGCGATGGTGTTGCCGACGCTGGTGCCCAGGCTTTCGTAGAAGCCACCTTCGCCGCCGGTGCAGAAACGCAGGGTAGGCGGTGCCGCGCTGGCGACGGCTGAGACACTCAGCAGCACGGCCAGCAGTAACGCTTTCGATTTCATGGGTGTTCCTCAGGGTGGGTGATTTCCCGTCTGGCCCTCGTTGGAAGGCCAGCCAGCGAAATCAAATCCCAGCGGCACCATTCGACTTTCCAGCAGCGTGGGCGAGTGCATCCAGCAGCAGATCCTGTCGAGCCTGCTTGTCCAGGTACTCGCGAATCGCTCGGACGAAGATGGTGTTCATGGAGGTGTCTGCGGCGTCCGCCGCTTGTTCGACTTCGCCGCGCAGGCCGTCAGGAAGGCGAACTACAAATTTTGGAAGGGATGCTTCTCGGGATCTCGACATGTTCATTCCTCAGGGCGGGGCATTTCCCAATGCAGCCTGGGGCCAAGCTGCATCAGTGAAATTGTGCTCTGGCGATCACGCGGCGCGTTCCATCTCTTGCTGGGCCAGCATCTCTGTCACGGCCTCTTCCGGCGTGCAGCTTTCCCGATAAAGGTCGTGCAGCCACTCCTCAGCTTCATTCGACCCGTCACCGACATAGCGGCCGAGGATCTTTCCAGCCTGCTCTGTCCAGCGGCGCCAGGCGCGGTCTGCAGGATCTTCGCGGCATTCATCAGCCGCCATGGTTGCCATGTTGAACATCGTGCTGCCCTCCAGGGCGGTTGATTTCCCGTCTGGCCCTCAGTCTCGAAGGCCAGCCAGTGAAATCTGATCGCGCTCTGCCGCCGATGGCTTTGCGCGCTTGGCTGTTCGGCCTTGAGCTTCCCTGTTCACGCCGCCTATCTCGACTTCGGTGGCGTGGTCATGGGGATCGTTGTTCACTACACGACAGCCAACTGCAGCTCGGTGGCCCGGTGGGTGTGGGCAGTCCGTCGTGGGTTGCCGGTCCGTGTTCCGGCTGGTCTGACTACTTCATTGCCTGGTTCCTCCTGTGGTGTTTGTTCCTCTCCATGCTCGGCGCCGGGTATCCCCACCACTGCCTGTTGCAGCTACTGGCTACGCATCAGGTGGCTTGCATGGTTTGTCGTCCCTCCATGAGTGAGGTCCGGCAGCTATCCAGAGGCTGCGTGGGCGACGATTTAGCTTCTTCCGACCCATTGGGTACGTCGCGGTGGTCACGTCTGGTTTTTAAAGAGCGGCGGGGCCGATACGCTCCCCGGTTGCCTCCAGTCCCTGGTGAGGGACTAAGCGGCGATGAGACAAACAATACCGCCGGTATTGTTTGCGGGTCAATACCTTTGGTCATGTATTTTTCTAGGCGAAAAAAAGCCCGCTGAAGAGCGGGCGATTGAGGATCTGGTTTTCAGTCCTCTTTAGGGACGGTCCAGAAAAGTTGAATCAAGCCGTCATCACGATGGGCGATGGTGACGTTATCGTTTTCAGCGATCTGATCCAGGATGCGGTCCCAGTCGGCGGGATCATCGTTTGCAGATCGCTCAAGCAGCACCGACTTTGAGGTCTGGGCCTTGGGCGTATTGATCGCGCGCTGTACGCGCATGCCGAGCAATTCATAAGAAGTGGGTTCTGCGGGTGCCTGAGGTTTCTGCTTTGCCATGTGGTCCTCCTTGGGTTGCTGTATGGATATACAGTAAAAAGGATCCAAACGGATGGCAAGCCTAAAATCTACATATTCGCGTTAGCGCTCAGACGGGCACAAAAAAGCCCGCTAAATAGCGGGCTTGGAGGGATTCAGATTACAGCTGGAAGCCCCTCTTTGATCTGCTGGAGCAGACTCGTACGACCTTCTGCAGTGCTGGTTACCCTTACTCCTGGGAAGCGTTTTAGCTCTTCACAAATTTCCCTGTAGGCCTTCAAGAGCTTGACCTTGCCTTCCTCGGGAGGGCCCGTGACAAACAACGTATCGTTTGCTAGCTGATCAGAAGCGCTGAGGCGTCGGACCTTCGAGATCCATGCATCTCCGTGCTCGAAGATCTTCGAAGGCTCGTTGTGCCCGAGATGAATCGGCTTGAGGGCTTGGACGGGCTGAGCACCACTCATCATCACAAACGGGAATTTTACTGTGTAGTCGGCAGTTCCAAGCTTCTGTTCGCTGTACCGCTGCTTGAGGTTGCTGGCCGTTAAAAGCTTCCCGAGCTGACGCTCCAGAACGGTCTCTTGGTATTCTTTGGTAGCGAAACTGTGGTTCACATAGTGTTCAAACAGCTCGCTCAGAGCCTGATTTGAATTATCGGTAGCAATCGTTCCAGGATCGCTGAACCTCATCATGGTTTCACGAGGGTGGATGAGATGCTTGAACGTTCCCAAAAGGACGCTGATATCAGCTCGATTGGCGGTGAAGAAGCCGCTGAGTCGAGTCAATTCAGTTTCTATCTCGCGGCGAGCGCGCAGCAAAATTTTCGCATCTAGGCTGGGGAAAAAATTGGTGATCCGTTGCCGTTTTTTCTCGATTTTGAAGCGAAAGTCGCCATTATTGGCGATGAGAACGATGCCAATATTCACGAATTCGCCCGTTTCTGGGTAGGGCAGGAACCGCAGGATGGAGTAGTTGCAGATGTATTTCATAGTGCTCCCCAGAACCGCTCGTCCTTGAACACTTCTAGCATCGCCAGTCGTTCGGCAACCGTCGGCTCCGTAAGATCAATGTTGTCGCGGTCCCGATATAGCCAATCGTCTGGCAAAAGGGCGGTGATCGTACCCCAGTTATCCAAAGCTTCGCCAAGGGTTTGCATCCAATCCTGACGAACGACCAGGTCTCTAAAGAAGGACCTGCACTCGCGGAAAACGTGCCCTTCCATAAACTCTCCGCTGTCGAACGTTCTGTCAAATGCAAGATTGTGATCGATCACGCTCAGGTCGCCAGCTCCGTCCAGGATAAGGTTGACGTTCCCCCCACGCTCACCCAGGCAGCGGTCACCATTCCTAACCCACAGATCAAAAAGCAGGATCCGTCTCCGCATATCGATGGGCGTACGGTTAATGTTGCTTAGATTGAAATCCGAGGCGTTCTCAACGGCTCGGGATGCAAACGCCAATCCTCCGCCTAGATCGTTCACGTTCGGTATGGCACTGAACGCTATCAGGTCGTCAGGCACCTGCATCAACTTCCAGGGAGGGATCGGTATACCAAGGCTGGCGCCGAGCTCAGCTCCCAAGACCTCACTGATGAGGGCAGGGCCGCCAGCCTTGCTGAGGCCTTTTACAAAGTACGAACAACCATCATCTGCTCGGACGATAAAAGGTTTGATGGAGTACCCTTGATGGCTTTGCCTTACGATCTCTACAGCTGTAATGCTCTCAGGCATTATTGGTCATCCATGCTCATAAATAGTGCCTAAATCACCGGGCGGCTTACAAATCGCCACCACGCCAGATGACCCGACCAATAATGCGGTGCTCGTTTACGTCGCTACGGGACAGCAGCAGATCGCCGTACTCGGCTTTGTCCTCGTTATCGCTACGGATGATCCATCCGCCTAATGGAGACTGCACCAGGCGCTTCACGATTGCGCCCTTATCGGTGCTGGACAGAACGAAAACATGACCGTCGGCAGGCTCGATCTTCGACTTGTCCACCAGCAGCACGTCGTGGTCGTTGATTGTTGGCCACATGCTTTCCCCCTCGGCGTAAATCACCAGAAGGTTCTCGGCCTTTGCGCCCTTGGCGCGAAGCCAGTCGCGCTTGAAGGCCAGAGTCGTGTTGGATTCGACGTGCGGATTTTCCGCTCCAACCCCTGCAGCGGCCTTGGCCGTAAGTTGCGGAATATGTGCGTACTTGTCCTCAGCCGCTTCTGTATCGCCTCCGGCCGGGAATGGGCTATTAGCTGCTGGCAGTCCATGATCCATTGAGGATGCGATAGGTTCGTTGGACTGGATGGAGATCCCCATGCTCTCCATTTCTTTTGCAAGAGTAGGGCTTATCTCAACAACGGGCACGTCAAGCATTTTCGCAAAAACAACCGCAGCCTTAAGGCTCAGCGCTGTGCGCCGATTCATAAAGTGGCTCACTGCACCTTGTGTGACTCCGTCACCAAGACCCTCGGCAAGCTTCTCTTGCGTGAGCTTGAGCTGTCCGCGCTTGCGCATGAACACCGCTTTAAGACGATCGCTGTCTTCGAGCTGCCATGCTGCGAGAGGGAGTTTTCTAGGGTCTTTAGTCATCCACAAATGATATTACCTGCGGTATTCAGCTCACCAATATCGCCGGTATTGACGCTGAACAATACCGGCGGTCATACTGATGCAAAGTTAATACGTTGAGGACGTCGCTATGCGCCGTATCCCGCTTTCAGAGTTCGCAAAAGAGCACGGCCATACGAAGGCTGCGCAGATGCTGGGCTGCACGCAAGGCGCCCTGAGCAAAGCAATCCGAGTCGGCCGTGATGTAGTTGTTACTTGCAACGAGGACGGAAGCCTTTCTGCTCAAGAACTGCGCCCATTCCCGTCTCAGAAATCCGCAGCCTAGCCACCCCGCGCAAATCGGACGAACACCATGGCCTACGACGAGAAATCCCACCGCCACGAACACCAGGTCAAGGTCCGGCTCGATGACGAGGACTTCGCTCGCCTCCGGGCGATTGCCCAGCGGTTCAAGCTGCAGCACAGCGTGCTCAGTCGCGAAATCCTGAAAGCGGTGATTGAGGTAGTCGAGGAAACGGGTGAGCTGCCTGCATGGCTCGAAAAGAAGCAGGCCTGACGGCAGACGCGAGGAAGCCAAGTGAAAGTAGAACTGGAAGTCGTTTTGAGCAGTAAAGAAATGGATGTCTTGGAGCGAGTTGCCCAGAACGCCGGAACGAGCGGAGAAAGCCTCCTCAAGCAGATTCTGAGCCGAGTGCTCGACTCGCTTGAGAACGCGCAGATGGCAACTGACCCGGTCCATGGATCGCCAGCTTCGAACGTTTTTCCGATCCGCCCGAATGTGAAGCGAGTCCCTGATTAGGGACCGCTCGGGTCGGGGGAGAGAGGTCCCTGAATAGGGACCAGGGTCGCTGGTCATTGATACGTCCTTGATCGGTAGTACGCAAATCATCGCGGTGTTGGCACTGAGCCACCACTGAAACTGTAACGAGGTTTTACGAATGGACGAATTTTTGCGGGCTTGCCAAAGCGCGGTCCTGGACAACGAGGCGAAGACGCTGGCCGGCCAAATGGGCGTCCCTCATGTGAGCCTGCTTCAGCGCGCAAACCCCGACAACGATGCTCATCACCTGACCATCGAGCACTTGTTCGGGATTTTGCTGCACACCGGTGACATGCGCCCGCTCGAAGCTCTGGCCGGCAAGTTCGGATACACGATCGTGAAAACTGTTGCTCCAGCAGCTATCGACGTTCACCAAGCGCTGGGTCGTGTTGCGCTGGAATTCGCCGAGCTGACCGTGGAGACGCACAACGCGATGAGTGATGGCCGTGTGGACCAGGTTGAGCGCGCCCGAATCATGAAAGAGATCGGGCATGTAAAGGCTGCTGTCGCGCAGTACGAAGCATCGATCAAGGTCGCCTCCTAGATCGCAGGCACAAAAAAGCCGGGCTGCAACCCGGCTCTTTCAACAACACTTGTGAGGTCAATTATGCATACCGCGACCACCCAGAGCAATAGCCCCCCTGATTCGTCAGTTTCCACTGTGCAGCACAGCCTAGCGCGTCAGGTTATGTCGTCTCGCGAGATCGCCGAGCTGACCGGCAAGCGTCATCCAGACGTGAAGCGCGACATCCAGAACATGGCCCGCGACCTGAAAGAAGATGTGAGCAGTTTTGCTCACATCTACCTGGACGGCATGAAGCGCAGCCAGACCGAGTACTTGCTCGACCGCGAGCATACCGACTGCCTGCTGACCGGTTACAGCGCGCCTCTGCGCATGGCCGTTGTACGCCGCTGGCGCGAGCTGGAAGAGCAGGCTGCCCCACGCATCCCTGCGAATTATGCCGAGGCCTTGCAGCTCGCCGCCGACCAAGCGCGGGAGAACAGCCGCCTACTGGGCGTGATTGAGCTGCAGGCGCCGAAGGTGGCCGCAATCAAGCGCCTGGCCGCCGCCGAAGGCGCTATCTGCATCACTGATGCCGCCAAGCAGCTCGGCATGCCTCCGCACAAGCTCTTTGACTGGATGGAACAGAACCGCTGGATCTTCCGTCGCGGCGGGTCGAAGCGCTGGATCGCTACGCAACCTCGCATTCAGTCCGGCTACCTCAAGCACAAGGTGACGGCGCTCAAGCCCGACATCGAAACCGGTATCGAGCGCGCTGCCATGCAGCCGCTGGTGACCCCTAAGGGCCTTACCCGCCTGGCTGAAATCTTCCAGAGCGAGAAGGTTTGATATGCAGTTCACAGTGACCGTCAACCAGGTGAAGGCCCTGGAATGGGGCCTCAACTCCCAGCAGGCCCTTCTGTTCGCGTTCGTCTATGGCTGCCCGAGCTGGGCCAAGCCAGTGAAGACTGACGCTGGCATCTTCTTCGCCCTCAGCAAGGCCAAGATCGTCGAGGAGCTGCCATTGCTCACCGACAAGCCAGACACCGCATATCGCATGCTCAAGGCCTTGGACGAGGCTGGGCTCATTGAGCTTTCCAGCACCTCCAATATCACGCTGTTCCGCCTGACTGAAAAAGCCACCGAGTGGAATCGCAAGATTGATGGGTCGGAAAAATATCCGACCCAAGAACAAGGTAAGGGTCGGAAAAATCTCCGACCTACATCGGAGAAAAATCCGAGCAAGCACGGAAAAAAATCCGAGGCAGGGTCGGAAAAATCTCCGACAAATCAGGATACCAATCATCAGGTTACCAATCAGGATACCAGTCAGGGCTTGCAGCTCGCCCCGGCTGCGCCGTCGCAACCCGCCACGCTGACGCTGATTTCCAACGAGGCACCTCGCTGCGCAATTCCCGATGACATGCCGGGCCCGAAAGACCAGGCCTGCAAAACCTTCAAGGCCTGGGCGAACTACGCCATGGCCTACCGCAAGCGCCACAACGCTTGGCCGGTGTGGAACGCCAAAGTTGCCAAGCAGGTGTCGCTGCTGGTCGACCGCTTGGGTATCGAAGTTGCTCACCACGTATCCGCGTTCTTCCTGACCATCAACGATGCCCGCGTCGTGGGGAATATGCACAGCATCGGCGACCTGCTGGCCAAGGCCGAGTCGTACCACACACAGTGGACAACCAATCGCCAAATGAACTCGACGACGGCCCGCCAGATCGAGCAGACCCAGGCGAACATCAACGCGGCTCAGCAGGCAGCGGAGAACATTCGCCAGGGAGGTCGACGCAATGCTTTCCTTTGAAGAGATCGCCGAGCTTTCTGGGGCGGTCTGCGCTACCGCTGAGGCAATGGGCCAGACGATCAGTGCCGCTGGCGCCCAACTGATCGCCGAGGACCTGGCCGGGTACGAGGGCGCCGTGATTATCGCCGCGCTGCGAGCCTGCCGCCGCGAGCCCAGCGGGAAACTCTGCCTGGGCATGGTGCTGAAGAACATCCACGCTGCCGATGGCCGTCCGGGAAAGGATGAGGCTTGGTCGATTGCCCTTTCAGCCAGTGATGAGTACGAAACCGTCGTGCTGACCGCTGAGATCCGCCAAGCCATGTCTGCTTCAACGCCGATCCTGGAAGCAGGCGATAAGGTTGGTGCGCGCATGGCCTTTATGAGTGCGTACGAGCGCCTTGTCTCGTTCGCCCGCGCCGAGGATCGCCCGGCGAAATGGGAAGTGTCGCTGGGTTACGACTCCGCCCGGCGCGTGGTTGCCATCGAGTCTGCGGTGCGCTCACAGCTCATCAGCCATGACACCGGCAACCAGTATCTGGCTGATCTGCGTATCGCGCCTGTCACCGAGGAAGGGCAGGCCATTGCCGGTCTGCTCACCGGTACCCAGCGGGCGCATATCTCCCCTCATATCCGCGCGAAGCTCGACGAGGTCCGGCAGTTGCTGAAGGAAAGCAAGCGGATCAGGGAGATCGAGCGTGTGAAGCAGGCGCAACGCCGTCGGGTAGACAGCTACCTGCGCAAACGCCGCGCGCGGGCCGCACTGGCTGAACTCAAGATGGCCGCCGGCCAGGAGCGTCACTGATGGCATTTACCGAGTCTCGTATCCAGCAGTTGCTGGCGGGGCAGTCATCCACTGCTCAGAAGATTTACCCCCTTGTACCCATCCAAGAGCCGTGGAGTGCCCACGATATCCACTGTGCGGCTTTGGCGAAGAACGCTACCTCCGTGTCAGTGCACTCCGTGCGCCGTGCGCTCGGCGAGCTCAAAGACGCCGGAATCATCCGGGAGCCGGTAGGCAGCAAATTTCAGCGCGACGCCGTCACCATCAAACTCAGGATCGATAAGCCCATGCAAAAAGCAGTCGGCGATACCGTGGTTTCAATCAAAAAACCGGAAGTCCAAGCGCTCGACGCTCTCGATGGTCTGTCATCCGAAGTTGTCGCCCTGGGTGTCGAGTTTGGCTCCCGAATGAAGGCCTTGGCCGGGCGCATCGAGGAAGTGGCCTTGGCCGTCGAGGCTGAACGCGAAGCGAACGCCCAGGCATCGGCAAAGTTGAAGCAGTTGCAGAGCCTGCTGAAGGCTATCGGAGGTGCCGCCTGATGAGCGCGCTCGAAAAGCAGGTGTCTGGCGACCATTACAAGGGGCTGACGATCCAGCCCATTGAGTTCATTCACGCCAACGGCATTCCTTTCGCTGAGGGCAGCGTCATCAAGTATGTGACGCGCTGGCGCGACAAGGGCGGTATTGCAGATCTGGAGAAGGCCAAGCACTTCCTCGAACTGCTGATCGAACTCGAGACGAAAAAGGTAGATCGCCTGTGAAGCAGTCGAAGCTGACCAAGGCCGCGCGCGGCCGCGACTGCCAGGTTCGTGTGCCCGGCGTGTGCAACGGCAACCCGGAAACGACTGTGCTTGCGCACTACCGCCTGGCCGGCACCCGCAGCGGAATGGGTATCAAGCCGCACGATCTGCAGGCAGCCTGGGCGTGCTCGTCCTGCCACGACGCCGTGGATTCGCGCAGCAAGACCGAATTCAACCGCGACGAACTGCGCCACATGCATCTCGAAGGCATCGTTCGCACGCTCGACATTCTGGTTGCCGAAGGGAAGGTGGCTGCGTGATCCCGGCCAAGCTGAAGATGTACAAGCCCCGCGTCGCCAGGGCCAAGCCGGTGGACCGTGAAGGCCAGGAACAGGCTGCACTGATGCGGGAGATCGCGCTTTGCATGCCAGAGGTGGCCGAGCTGATCTATCACATCCCTAACGGCGGGCATCGTCACAAGGCCGTCGCTGCCAAGCTGAAAGAGCAGGGCGCCAAGGCAGGCATCCCAGACTTGAAGCTGCCGATGGCCCGCGGCGGGTATTTCGGCCTCTACATCGAGTTCAAGGCCACGCCGCCGAACGATGCGGCGGTCTCTCCCAGCCAGTACGCCTGCATCCGCCGTCTGAGCGAACAGGGATATCTCGCCATCGTCTGCCGTGGGCACTTCGACGCCATGGAGCAGCTCCGGGCATACCTCCTACTTCCGAAAACTGTGGTGGCCGCATGAGCAAGACCCGCGCCGTGAAACTCTCCGATGCTGAGATCCGCCGGCAAGCCGCCGACCCAGCCGTGCACGACCTGCGCGACCCGCGTCACCCCGGCCTGTACCTACGTTTCGGCCAGGACCGGCAGCGCGGCTCGTGGTATCTGGTCAAGGGCAAGGCGTGGAACCACATTGCGCGCTGGCCGGAGCTGGGCGCCAGTGCTGTCATGGCCGAGCTGCCCGCCCTGCGTCAGCGCTTGCTGCACGACCCAGAGGCAGCGGTGGCCGTGGGCATGCTGGCAACCTGCGGTCAATTGCTGGACTGGTACGGCGACCGCATGAGCCGCGACCGTTCCCTGTCGGACAAGCGCAAGACTGGCTCGCTATCGGGCATCAAGTGCCACCTGAAACCACGGCTGGAGTATGTGCCGGTGCGCGGATTGACTGCCGCCGTGCTCGACAAGGAGCTGATGTGGCCGGCGCAGCAGATGCTGTCCCTGTCCTACGTGCGGCAGTTGTTCGGCCTGCTGGTGGTCGCGTTCCGCCAGGCGCACAAGCTGGGTCTGGTCGAAGCCAATCCCATGGCCGGGGTCAAGTTCGTGGACTTCACCAAGGCCCGCATCGTGCCGAAGGCTGCCCGACTGCGCGGCGTGCACCTGGTGGACGTGGTGCCGATGCTGGCCGACCACTTCGAGCATCACCCGGGCGAGGCCATGCTGGCGCTGATGATGCTCTGCCACGGCACGCGGGTGGGCGAGACGCGGCAGGCGCGCTGGGCCGACATTTCGATTCCGGATGGTGAGTGGTTTCTCGCCGCCGAGAACACGAAGACGCGCACCGAGCACCGGCTGCCGCTGACCAATCAGGCCAAGGCCATGCTCACCCGTTATCGGGCCGTGCAGATCGCCCAGGGCTACGAAGGCATCTACCTGTTCCCGTCGCGTCGTGGCCGTGCATTGAGCGAAGGGCAGGCCAGTGCCGTGTTCACCCGAATCGGTCAGGGCGAGTGGACCAGCCATGACCTGCGCAAGGTGGCCCGCACCGCGTGGACTGACCTGGGCATCGACGGGCATATCGGCGAGATGCTGCTGAACCACTCGCTGGGCAAGATCGCCAGCACCTACATCAACACCCAGGCCCGCGAGCAGCGTCTGGCTGCCTTGGTGAAGTGGCACAACTGGTTAGATGAGCGCGGCTTCAAGGCGATTCACAACCTGACAGACGCCCAATATGAAGATTCGCAAAACCCTGCGCAGACCACGAACGGCGCGGGCTGCGAGGCTGATTCAAACATTATGAATGGCGAGGTTTTGAAATGATCGATTTGAATGCGCTTTCCCCGGCAGCGCGGTCTGCTGCAATGCGTGGCGGTGTTGCCGGATGGGGCCGCGTCGGTGGCCAGGCAGGTCAAATCCGCTATGTGGAACCGCGCAAGAAGCGCCCGGGCCGTCAGCCGAAATGCGCATGCGGCTGCGAGACGAACAAAACGCACTTGGGTTTCGCAAATGGCGTGTGCCTGATCTCGGGCTGCGAAATGAGGGTTAGACGCTGGGTGAAGGCAGGGAAGGTATGAGGAAGAGCCACGGCCCGTCATTTCGACGCGAGCTCAAGCCTCTGATGGTCTGCGGCATCTGTCGCGGCGCCACTGTCACCAGCGGGACGTTCTATCAACTGGACTGCCTGGCCTGTAATGCCTCTGGCTGGGTGTGCGCCGAGACGGGCGAGGCGCTGCCGGTCGAGGTGATGGTTCAGCAGCTGAGCATGAGGCTCCGCAACGCTACTGCCGAGCTTGCCCGGGCCCGCCACAAGATTGGCGGCGCCCACGAACAATATGAACAGAACAACCGTCGCGGTGCCGGCGGCACGAATCACACAGGGGACTGAGCTATGAACATGAACGACCGCACTGTTGAAGACTTGCTCATGCATTGGGGCCGATGGGTAGTCTTGGGTTCAGGGGTATCCTGCTGCGCATCTCGCGAGAATGAGATCGCGACGCCAATGATCACCGACGATGAGGCGCTGTTGATGGATCGTCTGGTGGGCCGGCTGCGTCATCGTTATGCAGAGTCTGGCAACGTCATCATTAAGTACTACACCTCTTTCGACACTTCTCTGATGGTTGTTGGAAAGAAGCTCGGGTTCGGTGAGGAAAAAACAAGGCAGCTCTGGAAGGCAGGCATCGCGTGGATTGACGGGGCATTGGAGATTCGTCGCGAGGCGGCATAATCGCCTGCTGTAACCAGACTCACGGCGATATCCAGAGCGTCGGCTACCATTGGCAAACTGCCAGGGAATGTTGGCTGTACTCCAGAGGTCGGTAGCCAATTTCTAGTCTGGAGACTCGCTATGGATACGTCTGTTCGTCGAATGAAATCCTATCGACTGATTTGCATATTGATATTTCTCGGATCGATCCTGTTGATGTTGGCGCTCCCCGACCTCGATCCTGGGGACGGCCCATTGGTCTCGGCGCCTCCTGATTTTCAGTTAGGCCTTGAAGATCAAGGGCCGTTTCCATGGTTATCGATCGTCTCCGTGGCGACATCGGTTATCTCACTACTTGGCGTGATACTCACCACTTGGGCAGCGTGGAGGAAGGAGCGACGTGAAAGCAGAGATGCCGACTTGGAATATGAAAAAAAGAAGCTCGAGCTTGAGCTGATGAGGGAAGACTTCAACAAAAAAGCGAATGGCTCGAAGTCTTCTAAGCATTGAACTTTGAATCCTGAAGATGTTGACCGCCCCGGTCCTTATGTATATATTTCGCATTACTTTGCGGTTTTTCCGCGAGCAAAGCCCGTCTTATTGATGGGCTTTTTGCTTTCTACCATTCCTTAAGAGCCTCGCCATCGTGCGGGGTTTTTTATTCCTGTGTGAGACCACAGCCAGGGTGGGCCTTTGGGCTGGCCTGGACACGGTATAGCCGGTCGTCACGTGTTACGAAAGAACACCGGCAGTCGATGAGTTCGTGCTCCATATCCTCGGGACGGCATCGGCGGGCAGCGTGGGAAGACACGCAAAACTATTTCGAGCCTCGGCATTTGCCGGGGCTTTTTCGTTTTCAGCCCTGCCACACCCATCGCTCCGAGCTGGGAGTGCTGCGGGGCTGATCCAATTTCGCATTAGATGTCGAGCAAATCGGGCACAATGCCCAGAGCCGCCGCGATCTTTTCGCGAGTCGCCTGACTAGGGTTGGTTGCTTTTTCGTGCTTGGCATAGGCCAGCTGAGAGATGCCGATGCGCTCTGCAACTTGTACCTCGGACAAGCCCAGGTGCTTACGCCAGGCAGCAGCAGGTGAGAGGGCTTCTTTCACCATGTACCCGACCACTTCGTTGGGGACCAGTTGACGCCGGGAATGGTCGACCTTCATGCGGCTTCGACCGAGACTACCAAGCGTTTGCCCAGGGCCGCCAATGCAGCTTCGATCTGTTCCATCTTCGACGTGTGCAGGAAGTCGACCAGTCGATCCCCTTGCACCTGGTGAACACCCAGCAGGCGCCGCAAATCTGCTTTGCGCATGTCCCGTTCGATCATGGTGTTCCACAGCACGATCTTCGCGACGGTCACCGCTGGCAAATAAATGACCTGCTCGTCAGGTTGTGCCGGAGTTGCTTCTGGAATCGCCCGGCGCTCATCCACGTAGATCGACAGGGTTGTCTCGATAGCGTCTACCGCTTCGCTGATGGCGTGCTGCTCGTCATCGCCGTAGCTGTTCAGTTGAGGCAAGTCGCGGCAGAACACTGCCAGACCTGGCGCTTCGTCTCGCTCGAAGCGGATTGCGTAGTTGTACATGTGATTCCCCTTATGTAGGTGGAATGGTGAGGTGATCGCTCACGTTCAGATAGGCGAAGGGGGCTCTCAGAGCCCCAGTTGTTTAATGATCGCCTTGCGGGTCCCTTCGGGCATTTCCTTTGCCCCGTGATCCGCGAAGGTTGATCTTTTGCCGTTTGGGGCGGTGACTTTGAAGTGGCTTCCGTTGCCTGCTTCGAAGGTCACCCCTTGGGCCCTCAACCATCGTCTGAACTCGCTGAACTTCATCACCTCACCTCGTTGTTTGGATGAGTCCAGTATACAACACTTATGTTTTAATACAACACATTTGTTTTATTTTTGGTATCGGCATTTCGCCGGGCATTTCGTACTGGAGTAGTGATGGACCCAACGGACCTCGGACCGGGTACGGCCACATGGCTTGGCGGAACTGGCACCGTCTTGCTAGCTGGATTCCTGTGGCTGAGGAAGTTCCTGTCACGCGATGCAGCTGATCGCGCCATGGACAACGCCGACATCGGCACCGTCCGCCGCCTGAATGAGCTGCTCGATTCTGAGCGCACCGCGCGCAAAGAAGCGGAAGCGCGAGCCGATCAATTCGCGAAAGAACGCAACGAACTCGCCGCCGCAGTTGGCCGCATGGAAGGGAAGATTGAAGCCCTGACCAGCCAGGTCGCGCAACTCACAGACAAGGTGACCAGCCAAAGCGCAGAAATTGCTCGGCTTCGGTCGCAGCTCGGAGGCGCCAATTGATGGACAGATGCGCAATCAACTTCATTGCTCGACGCTGGTGGCGTCGTGTGGAAATCTGGGTCATTGCTGCGCTGCTCGTTCTGGGCGGCGCGGTGCTGGGTTTCCAGATTGGACATTGGGCGCTTGGGAGTTGGTACAGCCAGCAGGTCTCCGAGGTCCGTCGTGGATATGACGAGGCCATCAAGCAGCGCGATTTAAGGTTGACCACGCTTGCCGCCAAGACGCAGGAGGCGGCCGGCAAGGTAGAGGCAGCCGCCAGCACCGCAACCCAGGCAGCTGACACGGCCAGCAAGGCGGCAGACAAAGTTAACGAGGCAGTCGAGCGAGCGAATCCCTGATGGCTGCGCTGAAGCTGATTCCGGTATGGGCGTGGGCTCTGGTAGGCCTTCTGGCGTTCAGTTGCAGTCTGTACCTGCGCCTCGATCATACGAAGACCGATCTGGCAGCCGTGACAGGTGAGCGTGACGTGGCATTGGCCCGCGCTGCCTCCATCGGCAAGACCCTGGCCCTACAGCGCCAGCTCACAGTCGATTCCAACAAGGCGACCGACCATGCGACCGAACAGGCCAATCACGTTGCAGCTGCTGCTGTTGTGTCTGATGGCGTCGCTCGCAGCCTGCAGCAACAAGTCACCGACCTGCTTGCCAGACGACATCGTTGTGCTGCCAACCTTGCCAGCGCAGGCAAGACAAGAGACGACCTTGCCACTGTGCTCGCCGACCTGCGTCGAGAAGCTGACGACGAAGCGGGAAGCCTGGCAGCAGCGCTTGATCGAAGTCGAATAGCTGGCCAGCTCTGCGAATCCATGTACTCGGCGGCAAGGACGGCGATAGGGTCTGTTCCGTAGGTCGGTGTCACATGATTATGTCTGAGCGATCACAAATAAGTTGTTGCGATCCGTACCTTAAAGGTACATAATGCATTCCATGGGTAGCACAGAGGGTGCAGCCCGAAGCCCGGAAGGAAGACGAATGCAAAAAGAGAAGGAGGAACTGGAGCTTGAGAAACTGCAAGCCGAAGTTCACAAGTTGGCAGCCGAAACGCGAAAGCTGATCGCAGAGACCAACAAGATGAAACGGGAAACGATGTTCTACCCGTTCGTAGCGGCAGGAGGGATAGTCACAGTGATCGTTACCGCCGCCGCCTTCATCCACAAGTTCTGAACAAAGGCCCCGAGCGATCGGGGCCACCGCTCGACGGGTCTTGAGATTTACACAGATTCGGGCGAAAGTGACGACATAGGGTCTTGCAAAGGCGTGACCCTTCATCCCAAGCGAGGACGACCATGAGTCATGATCAAGTCATAAAGCAGATGCGGGAAGATCTGGAACAACTGGGTAATGAGGTCCGCAACGGGCCCAACCACGAAACCCGGAACATGCTGGTCTCAGCTGGTTCAGGTGCGGCCTTCGCGTTGGCTGTGTTCTGGCTCGCCTTTCACTTCCTTGCCTGATTGATCATCTGCCCCGGTGCTGCCGGGGCTTTCGGACTACCCATGAAGCGTATTCAGCACTACGACCCGCCCTCTGCGGGCGAATTGGCATCCCTGAAAGATAAGCTTGGCTTTACCAGCAGCCAGATGGCCGACCTGGCCGGACTCGCCCAAGGCGCCCAATGGCGCAAATACACAGGCGGGGCTCAGCCACGTGATCTAAGCCAGCACATGCATTTCTACATGGCGGCCCTTCTGACCCTGAGTGATTCAGAACTGGCCCGCGTTGTGGAGTGTATGCGTGACCAAGGGGCGCAAGTCGACCTTGGCCCCCTGCCTGCAGGCCCGAGCAATACAGATAGCCGATAATCCCCGGCACTCATTCAGAAGCGCCCCTTTTCGTGGCGCGAATATCCCAAACCCAGCATTCGCTGGGTTTTTTGCGTTAGGAGCCCCTCATGAACGACACGGCCTATGAGCTGGGATAGCGCCTGCTGACCGTGCAGTGAAGAAGTCTTGGTACGTCACCGTGCCGGGATATCCACCATTCCCCATGATCCTGCAGGAAGACGCCGACCACGCGAGAGCGTTGGCGTTGGCCCGGCTCACCTGGCCGACCTGCACCGTAGAGTGACGTCAATGGCAACCATCAGCGTGAAAGTCTCCATCAAACGCGCTTGGTGGGTAATGCCGTATGTGCATGCTGCGATCTGGGTTTGGCGTATCACAGGCCATGGGCCTTCGGCTGAGGCTGTGACGAAAACCATCCGTCGCGGCTATCGAGTGGATGTGGACTGATGCCGCTGCGACCTCAGAAGCCGTGCAACGCCCAGGGCTGCAACACGCTGACCCGCAATGCGCGGTACTGCGATGAGCACGCGCACCTCGCCAAGCCCTGGTCTACCCGCAAAGGTTCCGGCCGTGGCGGCCGGCCATGGCGAAGGCTGCGCGACCAGGTGCTGAAGCGCGACCACTACATCTGCCAATGCGAAGAGTGCAAAGCGCTTGACCGAATTCGGCCAGCCCATGAGGTGGACCACATCATTCCACTTGCCAAGGGCGGGACCGACTTCCCGTCGAACCTGCGTGCGATTAACCACGAATGCCACGAAGCGAAGACGAAACGGGAGGCGCGCTTCGGCGCTGTCGGGAAACCGTCATGAGCCCGTCCGCAGGCGGCCTAGGTCTGCGACCTGCCGGAAATCTGGCGTCGCGCGCACCAAAATGGTGCGATAGGGGGTGCCTATGGTAGGGGGTGGGTCAAAAGTTTGGGACTATTCATGCGGACACCGTCCCCCGAACCGGATTTTCACACCCGCGAAATTAAAAGTTCAGGAGTTGCGCGATGGGAGGCACCGCCACGGTCGCCGGCCGTGGTCGCAAACCCAAGCCGACGGCCAAAAAAATGTTGGCCGGGAACCCAGGCAAGCGGGCGCTCAATACGGCCGAACCGAAGTTCTCCGAGGTAACCAAAGACATCGATCCACCGGAATGGCTGAGCCCGCGCGCCGCCACAATGTGGAAGATGCTGGTGCCCGAGCTGTTGCGGGAGCACGTCATCGCGCTCACCGACCTGCACAACGTCGAGGCCTTCTGTACGGCCTATGACAAATGGCGGATGGCTGAAGAGTCGGTCCAGCAGTTCGGCATCGTGGTTACCTCTTCCCAAGGCAGCCCGATGAAAAACCCCGCGCTGACTGCTGCGAATGAATCGATGCGCCAGATGGTGACGTTCGGCTCCATGCTCGGGCTGGATCCGGCAAGCCGATCACGTCTCATCGGCGGGAACAAGGAGAAAGCCACCAACGAATTTGCCCAACTGCTGAGTTCATAGATGCCCAAGACCCAGACCGCCAACGTCGATAAGGCGATGGTGTGGGCGAGGTCCGTCTTGCGTGGGAAGGTGCCGGCCTGCCGGTACATTCACCAGGCGATTCAGCGGCACTTCGATGACTTGGCGGCGAGCCGCAAGCGCGGTTTTAAGTACAAGTTCGACGCCGGGAAAGCCGAAAAGAAGCTCAAGCTGATCCAGTTGTTGCCGCACACAAAGGGCGAGTGGGCGTTCAAGCGACAGCTCATCACCTTGGAGCCATGGCAACTGTTCGGCATGGCGGTCACCTTCGGCTGGGTTCGGAAGAAGGGGGGCCATCGTCGCTTCCGTGAAAGCTACTGGGAGGTGCCGCGCAAGAACGGCAAGTCAGTAATTGCTGCTGGCGTTGGGATAAGCATGTTCGTCGCTGATGCTGAGTTCGGTGCCGAGGTATATGCCGGCGCGACAACGGAGAAACAGGCTTGGGAGGTGTTCCGCCCGGCGAAGCTGATGGTGAGCAAGTCACCAATGCTGATCCAGGCTGCAGGGATCGAGGTGAACGCCTCGAACATGAACATCCCTTCGGACTTCAGCCGCTTCGAGCCATTGATCGGCGACCCTGGCGATGGTGCGTCGCCCAGCTGCGCGATCGTCGACGAATATCACGAACACCGCACCTCGGCTCAATACGACACGATGCTGACCGGCATGGGCGCCCGGCGTCAGCCGCTGATGTTCATCATCACCACTGCCGGCGCCGACATCGAAGGGCCCTGCTACGACAAGCGCCGCCAGGTCATCGAGATGCTGGAGGGCACTGTCCCGGATGAGGAGCTGTTCGGCTATATCTGGACGCTTGATGAGGGTGATGACTGGACCGACCCGAAGATGCTGGCCAAGGCCAATCCGAACCACGGCATCTCGGTCTTTCAGGAGTATCTCGAAAGCCAGCAGGCCCGGGCGATCCGGTCAGCACGGTTCACAAACACATTCAAGACGAAGCACCTCAACCTGTGGGTGAGCGCGAAGGCCGGCTTCTACAACATGGAAAGCTGGAAGGCGTGCGAGGACGCGTCGCTGACTCTGGAAGAGTTCGCAGGGCAGGAGTGGATGGCCGGGTTCGACTTGGCTCGCAAGCTGGACATGAACTCACGAGCCAGGGTGTTCTGGCGAATAATCGACGGCAAGACGCACTACTACTGCATCGCTCCGAAGTTCTGGGTTCCTGAGGACACGGCGTTCAACAGCGACAACAAGCGCATGGCTGAGCGCTTTCAGGCCTGGGTCAACTCCGGGCACCTGGAGGTCACCGAAGGCGCGGAGGTCGACTACCGCGAGATCCTTGAGGACACCAAGGACGCCAACCACGTGGCGCCGTTGAGGCAAAGCGCAATCGACCCATTCGGCGCTACGGGCTTGAGTCATGAGATGGATGACGAGGGGTTCAACCCCATCACGATCACCCAGAACTACACGAACATGTCCGACCCCATGAAAGAGCTTGAGGCGGCGATTGAGTCCGGGCGATTCCATCATGACGGCAACCCGATCATGACCTGGTGTATTTCGAACGTCATCGGCAAAAACATGCCGGGCAACAACGACATTGTCAGGCCGATCAAGCAGGGCGATGACAACAAGATAGACGGCGCGGTAGCGCTGATTATGGCGATCGGCCGAGTGCTCATAGATGCGGCGCAAAACACGACCGACTCATTCATGGACTCAATCCGGAACCCAATCATCGCATGAGCTTGCCATTGACCTTCTTCATCCTCACAGCGCTGGGCGGGTTTGGCCTGTTGGTCGGTGGGGTATTCACGCTGTTCGGAATCGGTTGGGCGCTTATTGCTGCCTCCGTATCGATGTTCATGATTTCAGGCTTCATCAAGAAAGGATTAGCAGGTGAATAAATCTCTCTCGCTGGTTCTTGGCAGGGCTGCGGCCAAGCCTATGAAGTCGCTCGGCGACTGGACCGGGAAGGCCATACGCCTGAGCGACGGGGGTTTCTGGGGCGCATGGCTCGGTGGGCAGTCCAGCTCCGGGAAGTCTGTGAACGTCAATAATGTGATGCGATTGTCCACCGTTTGGGCATGTGTACGGATCATCTCGACATCGGTTGCCGGGCTCCCCCTGGGAATTTATCGGCGCAAGGCTGATGGCGACCGTGAAGATGCGCGGGACTTTTCCCTGTACGACGTCATCCACAATAGCCCGAACGAGGACATGACCGCGTTCCAGTTCTGGCAAGCGGTGGTCGCGTCGATGCTGCTGTGGGGCAATGCTTACTGCGAGATCCACCGATCGGGAAGCCGGGTCATTGCTCTGGACTTTCTGATGCCGTCGCGCGTTGACCTTGAGGTTGATGATGACGGACGCCTGGAGTACTGGTACCGCCCGAAGAAGGGGCCTCGGCGTCAGATTGCCCGAGCGGACATGCTTCATATCCCGGCGTTCAGTATCGACGGCAGGGTAGGCATGTCGGCAATCAGGTTTGGCGCCGATGTGTTCGGCTCGGCGATGTCTGCCGACGACGCAGCGAATGGCACATTCAAGAACGGTCTGCTTCCCACAGTCGCTTTCAGCGTTGATCGCATCCTCAAGCCCGAGCAGCGAGAGGAATTTCGTGAATATGTGAAGACCGTCTCGGGCGCCATGAATGCGGGCAAGTCGCCGGTGTTAGAGCAGGGCGTCAAGGCAGAAACCATCGGTATTAACCCTGTCGATGCGCAGTTGCTGGAGTCCAGGGGGCACAGCATCGAGGAAATCTGCCGATGGTTCGGCGTGCCCCCCTGGATGGTCGGCAAGACTGACTCCGGTAGTAATTGGGGCACAGGGCTCGAACAGCAGATGATCGCCTTTCTGACGTTCTGCATTAGCTCTATCACCAGCCAGATCCAGCAATGCGTCAACAAGCGCCTACTGAGCCCGGTCGACCGCCGGACCTACTATTCCGAATTCTCGCTGGAAGCCTTCTTGAAGGCAGACAGCACAGGGCGGGCCGCCTGGTATAGCCAGATGACCCAGAACGGGATCATGACCCGCGACGAATGCAGGGTGAAAGAGAACCTGCCACGGCACGGCGGTAATGCCGCAGTGCTAACTGTCCAGACCAACCTGGCGCCAATCGATCAACTCGGCCAGTCAACCGACGGGCAGGCCGCACAAGCAGCCCTTAAAAACTGGCTTGGCCAGAAGCAGGAGTAACCATGCCTCTGAACATCAAAGCCCGCAGCTTCAACTGCGAGCTGAGCCCGCGTGCGCTCGACCTGTGGAACCCTGATCTGCGCGCGGCGCTTGAGTCGGGGACCGACACCATCACCATGTACGGCATCATCGGCGAAGACTGGTTCGGCGAGGGCGTCACCCTCAAGCGTGTCGACGCCGCATTGCGCTCCATTGGCGACAAGCCCGTGACCGTCTACATCAACTCCCCGGGCGGCGACATGTTCGAAGGCATCGCGATCTATAACCGACTGCTCGAGCACTCGCAGGAAGTGACCATCAAAGTCCTCGGTTTGGCGGCATCAGCGGCCTCCGTTATCGCGATGGCGGGTGCCAAGCGTGAAGTCGCGAAGACTGCGTTTCTGATGATTCACAACTGCTGGACGTATTTTGCTGGAAACCGGCATGACATCCGCGAGCTGGCGGACACCATGGAAGAGTTCGACCGCGCGATGATCAGCCTTTACGCAGATACCAGCGGCCAAGATGAGGCGGCCGTGGAGAAGATGCTCGATGCCGAGACCTACATGAACGGGGCGAACGCGGTCGATAAAGGGTTCGCTACCGGCCTGATCTCTGCAACCGAGGTTGAACAGGCACCCAGTGAAGATGGCGCCCAGGCGCATTCGGCTCGGAAGCTGGACACGGCACTGGCCAAATCCGGAATGCCGCGCAGCGAGCGCCGCAAACTGATTTCCCAAATCAAGACCAGCACGTCCAGTACTGCTGGCGGCGACACGCCTCGCGCTGTCGTGCCGGGCATGCCTCGCGCTGCCCTTGATGTATCCGCGTTTGAAGAAACCGCAAACCAGGCGTCAGCGCTTCGGAGTCTGATTCCCGGCTTCTGATCGACTGAAATCTAAACCGACTACCAACCGCCCGAGAGGCGGTTTTTTCATTTCTGAAGGACAAAATCATGCCGCAAGATCTTTCCGCAATCGAGGCTTCCCAGAAGCAAACCCAGGCCGATCTGAAAGCCGTTGGCGACCAGATCAAAACCTACGCCGAACGCACCGAAAAGGAAATCAAAGCCTCCGGTGAAATGCAGGCTGAAACCCGCGCCAAGGTCGACGAGCTCTTGACCAAGCAAGGCGAGCTTCAGGCCCGGATGCAGGACGCGGAGCAAAAGCTCGTGAATGCCAACTCCAGTGGTGGGCGTGCAGACCGCCAGCAATCTGCGGGTGAGCTGGTTGCGGCAAGCGAGCAAATGCAGGACTTCAACTCCTCCGTCCGTGGCTCGCGGCGCGTGTCAGTCCCGCGCGCAGCTATTACCTCCGTTCCTAGTTCCGGTGGCTCTCTGGTGGCTCCGGAACGCCGCCAAGAAATCATCATGCCGCCTGAGCGTAGGTTGACGATTCGCGACCTCATCGCCCCGGGCACAACCACCAGCAACTCGTATGAGTACGTGCGGGAAACTGGTTTCACCAACAATGCCAAGCCGGTCGCCGAGAACACCGCCAAGCCATACTCGGACATCACGTTCGAGCTGGTGAACGCGCCTGTTCGAACCATTGCTCATCTGTTCAAAGGCAGCCGTCAGATCCTGGATGATTCCGCTGCGCTGCAGAGCTACATCGATGCCCGTGCACGCTATGGCCTGCTGACGGTCGAAGAGGTCCAGCTGCTTTACGGAAACGGCACCGGCGCGAACCTGCAAGGGCTGATGACCCTGGCTGAAACCTACGCAGCGCCCGGCGGTATCGTCGTTACTGGTGAGCAGCGCCTTGACCGACTTCGCCTGGCGCTGCTGCAAGCCGAGCTCTCTGAGTTCCCAGCAGATGGCATCGTTTTGAACCCTATCGACTGGGCGGCCATTGAGCTGACCAAGGACGGTGAAGGGCGATACATCGTTGGCCAGCCGCAAGAGGGTACCGCCGCCCGCCTGTGGAAGCGCCCCGTTGTTTCGACCCAGGCCATGCAGCAAAACGACTTCCTCACCGGCGCATTCCGTCTTGGTGCACAGATTCTCGATCGCATGGAAATCGAGATCCTGGTATCGACCGAGAACGCCGATGACTTCGAGAAAAACATGGTCACCTTCCGCGCCGAAGAGCGTCTGGCATTCGCCGTCTACCGCCCTGAAGCATTCGTTACCGGCCCGCTGACCGAAGCTTCTGGCGGTTAATCCAACCATTCAAGGCGTCTAAATGGCGCCTTACGGAGATTTTGTTATGGCAACGAATACCGAAGACAAGCAGAAGGCGCCGCGTCAGTCGGCAGCGAAGCCCGAAACCGAGGTTCAGGCTGATCCTTCCTCAAAGGATGGGGCCAATACCGTGGAGATCTTTCCCCTTCGTTCGTATCAGGACCAAGATGAGATCAAGCGCCGCGGTGGTCCCGGATACAGCGTTTCCAAGCGTCATGCCGATCAGCTGATCCAAGCCGGTCTGGCTACGGACAAAAATCCTAAGGCCTGACATGAACGCCATTTCGACAGATGTCGCAATGCAACACCTGCGGGCCGACGATGAGGACCGTGAGTATGTCGATCTGTTGCTGGCAGCCGCAGAGGACACGGCTGCGCAATTCATGAATCGGCGGTTTTACGGTGATGCGGATGCACTGGCCAGCGCCGTCCTGGATGGCACTGCCGGCGCTGACCCTATCTTGTTGAATCCCTCGGTCCGGGCCGCCTGCTTGCTCATCCTCGGCCACCTCTATGCCAACCGGGAAGACGCGGTCACCGGGACAATCGCCACCGAATTGCCGATGGGGTCCCGGTCATTGCTGATGCCGTACCGCATCGGGATGGGTGTGTGATGAGGGCTGGAGAACTGAAGCACTGCTGCATGCTGCAGCGGACGCAGGAGACAAAGGGCCGAGGCGGCAGCATCACGATCGCGTGGGTTGACCTCGGCAAGCTTTGGGCAGAAATCACCATTCCCACCGGCCGGGTTGAAGTAGCTGCTGACCAACTCACGGCGGTTATCTCCGCTGAGATTCGAGTCCGATACCGCACGGATATCGTAGCGGGAATGCGGATCGTAAAAGGGCCGATGACCTACTTGGTAGAGGCCGCACTTCCAGACAACGACCAAACGATGCTTCGGCTGCTCTGTTCGAACGTCGTCAATCCGTAACCGAGGGTTCCATCATGAAAGTACGTGCCTTGGCCAGTATCTCTGGCCCCATGGGACGCAAGGCCGTGGGCGATGAGTTCCCGCTCAACGCGGCTGACGCGAAAGACCTGGTTGATCGCAAGCTGGTTGAGGTCGTCGAGGAAGCGCCTGCAAAATCCAAGAAAGAATCAAAGGGTGAGGCCTAAGCGTGGCTGCCCGTCGCTCGCGCCTGGCCGGCAACTTCCAGCTGCGCCGCACGCTTCGCAACATCCACGGCCAGCTTGATAACGAGCTGAAGCCCGCGATGCGTGAAGCTGCTGACCGGATCCTTGCAACGATGCTGCAACAGGTCCCGCGCTCTGGTCGCAGCGATGCTGATGGACATGCCGCTGACGCGCTGGAGGCATTCGTGAGCAAGTCCGGGCTTGATGCCCAGATCGGTCTGCGCGGGCTGAAGGACAACCGCCGCTACTTCTACCTGAAGTTTCTGGAGTACGGCACCAAGGGGTACACGGGCGGGAAGCGGTCCGGCAACCGAAACCAGCGTGACGTCAACAAATCGGACGGCACCCACTTCTACGGCAAGCACCCGAACATTCCCGCGCGCCCGGCGCACCCCTGGCTTCGTCCGGCATACGACGTAAACAAGGAGTTCGTTCTGGCGAATATCCGGGCTGCGGTGGCCAACACGCTACGGCGAGCAAGCGAGGAGCTGGGCAATGGCTGATCCATCGTTCGCGCTGCAAATTGCGATCTTTGATCGCCTGGCAGCCGAGGTTTCCTGCCCGATCTACGACAGCGTGCCGATGAATGCGGATATGCCGTATGTCTCGCTGGATTCAGAGATTTCGTCGAACGACGACCCGCTGGCAAGCCGCCGCGATGTGCGCTTGTTTTACCTGTCGGTCTGGAGTGACTTCCACGGGCAGGAAGAGGTTAAGCGGCTGATGGGTGAGATTGACGCCGCTTTACATGAGCGGCCCATGCCCATCGAAACCGGCCGTGTGGTCTCGATCCGCATCGAGCGCAAGCAGAGCAGTCGCGATGCCGACGGCGTCACCTACCAGGGCAGCGTGACCCTCCGCGTCATCACCGAACACTGATTTTTAACTGACCCAACGCCGCGTTGCGGCTTTTTCACCTGTCCCAGGAGGACTACCCATGCCTGTAAATACTGGCGCTGGAACGCGGATCTCGATTGGTCCTCGTCTCACGGCAAAGCTGACCACCGACGCTGCGGCCGCTCTGACGCTGCTCAAAGCGATTACCTACGTCGAGGTTGGCGAGGTGGAAAGCATCGGCGACTACGGCGACACCACTAACGACGTCTCGTTTGGGGCGTTGGCCGCGGCCCGAGCAGAGCACCTCAAAGGCCTGAAAGACGGCGGTACCACTGACCTGACCATTGGCTTCGATGCAGGCGATGCGGGCCAGCTCGCGCTGGTCGCTGCATACAACGACCGTAGCCGCTTCGATTACCCGGTGAAGATCGAGTATGTAGACGGCAACGTCGATTACATCGCGGTCAAGGTCATGGGAAACAAGAAGACCGGCATCACCAACAGCGATGTCGTGAAGCGTGTCGTCACGCTGGGCATCAACTCCGACATCATCGAAGACCCAGGCGTCTAAGCGCGGGCTCTCGCGGCGCCGCTCCCGGGCGGCGCTGAATTCCTTCCCCTTCCAGTGAGACCTTTTCATGTCCAAGTTGAATCACGGCACCATCGTTGTCGAGGCCGGCAGCAACACTTACACCCTGAAGCCAACCCTGCGCGCCGCCCGCGCCATTGAATCCAAGTTCGGTGGTGTGCTGCCTGCGCTCAGCGCGCTGGGCCAGGGTGGGGTTTCTACCATCGCGCTGATCGTCGCGGCTGGTTCCGGCATGGATACCAACAAGCGCAAAGACCTCGAGCAGATCGAAGAAGACATCTTTGAAGGCGGCGTCTCCCTCGTTGGTAGCCAGGTTCTGCCATTCATCAAGGCCCTGCTCAACCCGGGCGGCAAGACCGACGCTGAGCTGGCCGAGGCCTCCGAGCAGGGAAACGGAAGCCCGGAAGCTACATTGACGAACTCTTCGGAATAGCCACCGGCTACCTGGGCTGGCCGCCGCGCGATGCGTGGGATACACCAATCATCGAGATTCTGACGGCCTGGGAGGCCAAGCTCGACTTCCTGAAAAAGACGAACCCTTGGGGTAAGGCTGAGGAAACCGTCGACAAGAAGGCCGTGGCCAGGGACGTCCGTATGGGCTTCCGCGTCGCTGCGATGACCAGAAAGCGGGAGTAGCCGTAGCGGCCCAAGCGGTCATTCCCGTGCGACACGTCGATCCGCCATAATGAATGGCAAATGGCTATTTCACTATGATGGAGCATGAAATGAAAAAGGGGATGTCGGTTATCTTCGGGTTCGCACTATTGATGTCTGGCTGTGCTGCGGTGCAGTTCAATCCGAAGCCGCAAGGTCAACAGTTGGTCGTAACAAAGGTCACAGATACGCCTGCGCAACTGATCGTTGCGCGTGATTTCCAACAAAAGTCCGTCCACGTCGATCCTGTAGGAAAAAAGTGGCAATCAGTCAATCTTGATGTCTTCGCTGGAAAGGCGGTCACGAAGTCCATGTCCTCGTACTTGTCTGCTTCGCTGCCGGATATCCGAATCGGAGATGTTGACGATGGGCGGTTTTCTGTCGTTAAGCTCGAGCCAACTATTGCTGCATTGGAAGTAGGCACGGATGACACCGCTACTTACCACACAAGCATGTTCATTCCTCTCGCGCAATTTGCGATGACTGCCGATGTGGTTTCGAGCATCACCTTGGCGGCGCGCGCCCATTTTTGCGATGGCTCAGAGCAGACGTTTACGGCCACGGGGAAGGCCCTGCGCAACCAGAACTATGCAGGAATCGGTTTCCCGGACATGGAGGAAATTTCCGGTTTAGCTATCGACGATGCGTCCGGTCAAATCGTGCAACAGGTTGTCAGTCGAGTTCGCCAAATAGATCGAACATCCAGTTCGTGTCGATAAATTAGATATTCAAATCAACCCGCTTCGGCGGGTTTTTTAATGCCTGGAGAAAGTGAATGGCTGACGGTGATGTACAAGGCCTTCTGGTCCGCATCGAAGCAACTACGGCCCAACTCCGTCAGGAAATGGCCCGAGGCGAATCTTCTGTCGCCCAGACCGCCGGCCGCATGGACGCCAGCCTTGGCCGCATCGACAGCGCCTTCGACCGCACCGGGTCAAATGCCACGGCACTGCAGCGCGCTGTCAGCAGCGCTTTCAACGGGATCGGCATTGCTTCGGCTGCCGCCGTCGCCGGCCTGGTCGCTATCACCGCTCACACGACAGAATACGCGCGGGAGGTGAAAAACCTGTCGTCGCTATCGAACTCGTCGGTCACTGACTTCCAGCGGCTGGCAGCGGGCGCAAAGACCGTCGGCATCGAGCAGGAAAAGCTGGGCGATATCTTCAAGGATATCAACGACCGTGTTGGTGAGTTCATCCAGCGCGGCGGCGGCGAGATGGCAGATTTCTTCAAGGAAATCGGGCCCAAGGTGGGTGTCACCGCCAAAGACTTCGCAAACCTGTCTGGCCCGCAGGCGTTGCAGCTCTACTACAACTCGCTTGAAAAGGCCGGGCTGAACCAGCAGCAGCTGACCACCTACATGGAACAGATGGCTGACGAGTCCACGGCTCTCATCCCTCTGCTGAAGAACAACGGCGCCGGCTTCAAGCAACTCGGCGACCAGGCGGAGCGTACCGGCAAAGTCCTTAGTGCCTTTGACGTTGATCGGCTGAATCAGGCCGACTTGGCTATCAAAGCGCTGCGGGATTCGTTCGACGGTGCGACCAACCGCCTGGTGCTGGGCCTGCTGCCGGGCATCGAAAGCGTAACCGCGCGCCTCACCGACATGGTGAACAATGGTGCGCTCGACACCCTTGCGTCGGGTGTCGCCTTCCTCGCCGAGCACCTCAACGTCCTCGCGGCAGTCTTCGGCGGTAAGCTGGCGGCGTCTTTCGCCGGTTACCTGCTCGACCTGGGCAAGAGTGCGACAGCAACCATCCAGTCCACGGCTGCCAACGTAGCGAACGCGACCAGCTCCATGGAGCTGGCCAAGGCCAACCTCCAGCGTGCACAGACCGCCGTGTTCATGGCGGAAAAAGAGGCTGTAGCTGCCAAGGGCACAGCCGTCCAAACCCAAATGTCCCTGCAATTGGCGGAGGCCCGGGCGGCGGAGCGCGCTGCGACTGCCCAACTGGCGACCGCGCAGACCGGGCTGCGTGCTGCTGGCACCGGTGTACTGGGCCTGCTTGGCGGCCCGGCCGGTTTGGCCGCGCTGGCGGTCGGCGCGGGCATCGCCTTTCTCACTATGCGCGACAGCACGTCAACGCTTGAGAAAAAGCTGGGCGACCTTGCCGATCCTGTCGACAAGCTGACCGAACGCTTCAACAAGCTGAACAAGGCCACCCAGGCTGTAACGCTGCGTGAGCTTCAATCCCAGATCGACGAAGTCCAGCGGAAGCTGCAAGAGACGTCCGGCGGGGTCGCCGATCAGTTTGAAAGTGACCTGCGAAACCTCGGCGCCGCCGGCGCTGATGGACTTATGGCTGGCCTCGTTTCTCTGCCTGACGATGTTCAGGGCGCACTGGACCTGGTCCGCAAGGCAGCCCGTGATTCCGCCTCAGGTCTGGTCGTTGACTGGAAGTCCGTGGCTGATGAAGTCCGGAAAGTGCCGGGCGTTACGGAATCGATGGCACAGGCCATTGAGAAGGGGCAGATCAAGTCCTCAGACCTGAGTGCAACGCTGCAGGATCTCCAGGCGAAAATGGCGGCGTTGTCTGCCGAGACCCGCGACAACACCAGCGCCCAGAATGAGAACAACGCATCCCGCACCGAAGCGGACCTCGCTGCGCAAAATGCTGGGAACAAGTATCTCGCCGATCTGGGTACCCAACTCTCCAAGCTGAAAGACAAGACCGCGGCGGAGCAGGCGGCAACCTTCCTCACGGAAAACCGGATTACTGCCGAGAGCGAGCTCGGCAAGAAGATCACCGAAGCCGCTGCGGCTGTCGACACGAAGAAAGCGGCGGACGAGGCGGCCAAGAAAGCGACCGACGACGCGGCTGCGGCCACCAAGAAAGCGGCCTCCGAGGAACAGACTCGGGTCAAGGCGTTGACCGACCTGAAGGCTCAGGCCGATATCGCCATTCGCTCGGCTGGCGGCCTGGCCGATGCCTATCTAGCCGGGATCGACAAAAGCCGTGAGTTCACCCTCCAGCAGAAGGTCGAGCAGGAGCTGCTGAAGACCGGGGCCGCAGCGCGCGCGGAAGTCGAAAAGGCAATCAGGGCGCAGGCCGATTCCGAAGATAGGCTCGCCATAAGTAAGCAGGCCTATGACCTGGGCAAGGACGCTGCCGATCAGCTGGCGCTGGCCACGGCCACATTGCAGGGAGCAGATGCTCTCCAGGCGTACAACGTTCAGAAGGCGATGCAAGTCGCGCTCGCCGGGAAAAACATTGAAGTAGGCAGCAAAGAATATCAGCAGTTGCTGGACGCCACGAAGGCCCAGCAGGCCGCTATCCAGATCGCGCAGAAAGCCGGTTCCGCCAGCGGGATCATGGACCGACTGTATCCAGAGTCGAAGCTGCTCAAGGACTATACCGAGGACCAGAAAGCGCTCAACGCCGCGATGAAGCTGTACCCAGAGCGTGCTGACGAATATCGATCAGCATTGCAGCGCCTGGGGGTTGAGTATGAAGCGAACAGGAATGCATCCACGGCGTGGGGGAAATTCACGGAAGGTGCGGTTGATCGCGTCGACGGCGCTTTTGCTGACATGTGGAAATCTATCCTCGGCAAATCCGGCGACTTCTTCAGCTCGTTCAAGGACAGCTTCAATCAGTTTTTGGCCGAGATTCTGCACATGGCGATCACTCGGCCGATTATTCTCCAGATAGGGGCATCGCTCGGCGTGGGCGGCCTCGCAGCTCAGGCGGCTTCATCCGGAGGCGGAAGTGGCGGGGTGGGTTTTGGCTCTATCTTGAATGGTGCTTCGTCGCTCTACAGTGCGGCCACCGGCTGGGGTAAGGCCCTATACACCGGCTATCAAAGCGGTGGATTAGCTGGAGCATGGAGCGGCCTGGGCAGCTATTCCTCGGGCGTCCTCGCTGGCTGGGACCAAGCTGCAGGTCAGCTGTTTGGGACTATCAGCAATGGCAGCAGCGCGCTGACATATGCCCCTATCAGCTACCAGGCGAGTTCGGGGACATTGGGGCAAAGCGTTGGGGCTGGTGCAGCCACCTACGCGCCTTATTTCAGTGCCGCCGCCGGCGCCTTCATGGGTTATCAAAACTCTGGTGTGAAGGGCGCAGCAGCTGGCGCAGCCGGTGGCTACCTCGGTGCCAAGGGTGGGGCAGCTATTGGCTCATACTTCGGACCAATTGGCACGGCGGCAGGCGCAGTTATTGGGGGGCTGCTTGGGTCGATAGGTGGCTCCAAACTGTTCGCAGGCGATTGGGTCACCAAGAACTCCGGCATTCAGCTGGGCGTTCAAAATGGCGATCTCGATGCGTACGCTTTCAAGTACCAGAAGAAAAAAGGTGGCCTATTCGGCAGCAACAAGAAGCGCACCCAGCTGACGGCGCTGGACGACGAGCTGCAAGGCCAGCTGCAAGATGCGTTCGACGACCGATTGGACACGGTATTTGATCTGTTCGATAAGCTGCACGTCGACGTCAAGGACGGGGTGCTCGATGGGCTGAACATCGCCGCGCAGCAGATCAGTACTCAAGACCTGACCTCAGAGCAGGTCACCCAGATGATTTCCGACTGGTTTGAGGTGCTGGGAAATGAGGCGGTAGGCGCTATCTCCAAGTCGATGAAGCTGGATCTGGATGGCTACAACGTCAATCAGCTGGCCGAGTTCGTCAACAACCTCTACAGCATCAACGACACCTTTAAGCTGCTGAACGTCAATGCTTTACCCGTCTCGGTGTGGGGCGGCAAACTGGCCGAACAGTACGTGGCGCTGGCCGGCGGCTTGGAGAACTTCAGCACTGCGACCCAAACCTACTACGGGGCATTCTTTTCAGACGCTGAGAGGTCGGCAGACACTCTGGAGGCAGTGAAGAAGCAGTTTGCCGACCTGAACATCACGTTCCCTACCAGCAAGCAAGGCTTCAGGGCGATGGTGGAGGGGATCGACAGCACCACCGACGCTGGTCGCACGCTGTTTATCCAGCTGATGGGCTTGGCTGGTAGCGCATCAACAGCCTACGACATCCTGGCTCAGCAACAGCAGGCACTCGTTGATAGCGCCGGCACATCGTTCTCAACGCTACAGCGGTCGATTCAGGCCCAGCAGAAAGCGCTGACGGAAGCCTACAACGCCCAAGTGTCGTCGCTGAACGACATGATGACGACGGCGACGACCAAGGTCAGCGACTTGACCGGCGTCAGCAACAACCTGACTTCGGCGCTTAAGCAACTGAGCGGCACGTCGGACGAGTCGGTGAAGGTGCTCCGCAAACAGGCGCAGGCCACGTTGCAAAGTGCACTGGCAACCGCCCGCGCCGGCGGCTCCCTGGCCGACTTCTCAGGTTTGAGCGATGCGCTTGAGGCGATTGGCACCAACAGCACGGACCTGTACGCCTCGCTTGAGGACTTCAACCGTGACCAGGGCGAGACAGCGAACGTTGTCGCCGAGCTGAACCAACTGAACGGGCGTCAGCTCACCTCTGCTCAGCAGACTGTGAAGACGCTGCAGGACCAGTTGGACCAGGCGAAGAAAGCGTACGACGCCCAAACGGCCGTGTTTGACGCCCAGCTCGATTTTGCTCAATCGCAACTCGACGCATTGAACGGTGTGGACAACTCCGTGAAGAGCGTTGCCGATGCGGTGAAGGCAATGAACGCTGCGGTGGTAGCTGCGCTGGCGGGGCTGGGCGGCACGCACTCGACCGCGCCGGACGTCTCCGCTCCGCTGATTGAGTCGGCCTACTGGAAGGTGCTGGGGCGCGATGCTGATTCCGCTGGCCTGGCTTACTGGCAGCAGCAGTTGTCGTCCGGCTCGATCAGCTATGCCCAGCTCGAACAGGCAATCCGCAATGCGGCCAAAGCCAACGGCACGCTCCCTGCGTTCGCCAGCGGTGGGCTCATCTCGGGGCCAGGTACCGGCACAAGCGACAGCATCCTGGCCCGCGTCTCCAACGGCGAGTACATGATGAGCGCCGCTGCCGTCGGCGCTTACGGCACCGATCTGCTCGACCAGATGAACAGCCTGAGTCTCCCTGCTTTTGCGGCGGGAGGCCCGGTCGTGTCGATTCCGAAGCTTGGCCAGGTGTCGTCCTCGTCCGGATCGGCCGGGAACGACGCTGTCGGTCAGAAGCTGGACCGTCTCGCAGGGCTGCTTGAGAGGTTGGTGGGGCCGGTCGATGACATCCGCGACAACTCGAACAAGGGAAAACAGATGCTCGATAAATGGGATCGGGTCGGTCTGCCAGCTGAAGCGGGGGTTTGATATGCGGTTCATCAAGCCGATCAACGTCACGTCTGCAATGGTGACCAGCTCGAACATACCGGCGGCCGACTATGCGCTTTGGGTCAACACCGCCACGTATGTGAAAGACGATAAGCGCACCTGGAAAGACCACAACTGGCAGGCGCTGGCGGCGGTGCCCGCCGGCGTCGAGCCAGGCAATGAGGTTGTGACCACCGAGAGCCCGGCCAAGTGGCTGGACCTCGGCGCGACCACCCGCATGGCCATGTTCGACGAGGTGGTGGGTACCCGGTCCACGCACGCTGACACCGTCACGGTGACGGTGGTGCCTGGCTCCGTGGTCGACTCGATCGCGCTGCTCAACCTTGCCGGCCAGTCGGCCACGGTGACCATGACCGATCCGGTCGACGGCGTGGTTTATCAGCGCACCGTCACCCTGGTCGATGCCGACGTGGACAACTGGTACGACTGGTTCTTCGAGGACTTCGAGGTTCGCACATCGACGGTCCTTCTGGACCTGCCGAAGTACGGTACCGCGAGCATCACTGTCACGGTGGCTGCCAGCGGTACCGCCGGTATTGGTGCGTTGGTCATGGGGAAACTGACCGAGCTGGGCATCACGCTCTATACCGCGCGCGTGGGCATCGACGACTACTCGGTGAAGAAGAAGGACGACTTCGGCAACTACACCGTGGTCGAGCGGGCCTTTGCCGACAACGGCGAATTCCCGGTGATAGTCGAAACCGACAACGTCACGAAGATCAAGCGCCTGCTCACCGACATCCGCGCCAAGCCTGTCGTCTGGATCGCCGAGGCCACGTACGAAGCCACGATCATCTACGGCTTCTACCAAGCCTTCGATATCACCTACGGCGACAAATACAACTCGAACATGCAAATCACCATTGAGGGCATGACCTGATGGCTGCGACAACTCCGATTCCAGAGCTACCAGAACCGCCTGTCCGGGCGGATGGCCGGGCCGATTTCACGGCCAAAGCCGACGCGCTGATGGCGGCTCTTCCACCGATGGTGGTGAACATCAACACCCGGCTGACGTGGATCTGGGAGCAAGTCGGCGTGATCGACGGCTATCGCCAGGCTGCTGCTCAAAGCGCTGCTGACGCCCTGGGCTACGCCGGCGCGGCGAACTCTTCTAAAAACGCCGCAGCGCAGTCTGCTACTGACGCGACGAACAACGGAAAGGCTCAGGTCGATCTCGCGAAAGACCAGGTGGCGCTGGCGAATCAGGCCCGGGCTGCGGCTCAGGCAGCTTCTGCGGCTGCGGGGGCAGCAGCAGGGCTGCCCGCCCTCAATGGCGCTGGCAACGTGCTGGCAATTAACTCCACGAACAACGGCGTTGAGTTCACTTCGCTGATTCCACTTCTTCACGCTACCGCTCTTCTTTTCTGAGGGATCTCCTGTGCCGATGACATTCACTGCGCCTTTCGCGCAAAACCCAAAAAGCCTCAGTGTTGCGGTTACTGCTGCCCTTGGCGGGCTGGGCACCGACGCCATTACCGGCGCGCAGCTGCTCGTCACTGCCGGCGCCAACGGCGCGATCGTCAGCAGCATCAGCGCCATGCCGCGCGGCACAGTCACGGCGTCATCGCTGGTGCTGTTCCTGGTCAAGAGCGCAACGTCAGCGATCTATCGACCTATCGACTCCGTGCTGATGCCCGCTTACACCCTCGCCACCACCACCGCGATCCCGGTGACCGCGTTCGCGCTTATCAGTGATGCGACCCCATTGCGCTTGGAGGCTGGCGACAAGCTCTACGTCGGCTCTCAAGTCGCCCTGGCTGCCGGCATTGTCTTCACCGGCCGCTGGATGGATTACTGATGGCCTCGGCTCTGGACCTTGGGAATCCTCTCGCCATTCCCAAGGTCGTCGCGGATAACCGGCCTTCGAAGCCTCTGCGGGTTTATTTCATCGATTCAGGCTCGGGTACCTTCACGGTGCCAACCGCAGGCTATCGGAAGATGCGGGTGAGCGGGGTTGGTGGTGGCGGTGGCTCCAGTGGCGCCACCTCGAACCTGGGTGGCGGTGGTGGCGGATCAGACAGAACGCCGGTCCTGGCGATTTCCGCAAACACCGTCGAAGTCGCGTACAGCGTTGGCGCCGGCGGCGCTGTCGGTGCTGCGGGCGGCGACACTACCGCTACGGTTCTCGGGGTGTCGATTGTTGCCGGAGGGGGCGGGAAAACTGCAACCACAGCGGGTGGGGCTGGCGGCGCTCTTGGATTCAATGGGGGTAATGGCGGAACAAAATTCAACAACAGTGGAGGGGGCGGTGGTGGGGCTGCAGGTTTCGAGGGGCCAGGAGGAGATGGCGGATCTGGCGCCGGAGTAGCGGGCTCAGCTTCCCCAGCAGATGGCGGCGGCGGCGGCGGATCGGGGAACGACTCCACCACAGCTGCTTTTAAGAATGGCGGTGGAGGCGGAGGGCTCGGCGCCTCCGGCGGAAGGGCG